TTACTATTTACTCAAAATCAAACAATTGCATTTACGGATAAACCTTTGTCAAAAAATACGATTCGATAAACACCCCAATCGCCAGCGAATCTTGGAATTGTTATAATACCTTCGTTACCGCCAGTAACACCTATCGCATTAGATGATATAAGCACTTCTGATTTCGAAACGTCTGCATTGCTAAACGCTATGCAAATTGGTTGGGCAGCCTCCAACTGACTACATATTAGAAGAAGTGCAACTACGGTTCTGCTTCTTGTAATTCCAGAGAATTGTAGCTTTCGTTCAACGTTATTTTGACTAATATAAACCGAATTTATTTCAAGTGCTTTATTACTATTTCATTATTTCAATATCACGAGTTGAGATCATGGAAGCTGAAAACCACGTTGTTATACCAGAAATTGTAACAATGTTATTTTCGTAAGTCACTTTTACATTTGGATCAGTATTCACCAGCCAAGTTATTGAACACGCTCTGGATACATTTACTCCGACAATAAAACAAGAAACACGACCGCCTGAGTCATTTGCAACGACTAATACACTGCATCTTCCATCAACTTTATATTTTAAGTATGCATCGCTACCACTTGACGTTGAATACAAATATATTAATGCACGCTTACTATTTAATTCATTAACTGCCCCGATCAAAGTCTTGTTAGTTGTTCCTAACTTTGCGATAACTGCCGTAGTCATCTTGTCCACAACATAATTCCATATCTTGTCCATCAGTGTACGCTTGTTTGCATTTGCATCCTTGTCAAGAATCATAAGTTCATCATTGTCTTTCAGTGTTTCTTTAGTTGTGTACTTTGTCCATTCCATGATTAATTCTCCTTTGCTGAATCATTAATTAAAAGGGTAAGAGCATTATTCATGCTCTTACGCCTCGTCAATCTTGTTTGCTATGATAAATTTTCTAATCGCATCTACATGAGTTTTGAGTTCAGCATCAACGATATAGAACGATTTCTTATTGTTGTGCGATACAAGATTTCCGCTCTCGTCAATCTCGTCATAAGTAAATGTCGCTCTATCCATTCCATTTACATTTAAAATTGAAAATCCACTAAGCTGTTTCATTTAAAAGTTCCTCCTGTTCCTTAATCAAGGTTTCTAGTTCCGCGTTTAATATGTTCTCAGGGCTTTCAGGCACTTCTTCTTCCCTGTCAACATCTTCCTCAAGATTTACATATTCGTAATCTTTCTGTTTTGCTTTCAACTCCCATGCGAATTTTAAGTTCGGAGTTCCGTGTACTATGAAGTAATTCTCTTCCTTCTTTTCAATCCACAAATCTCCTTGCCCTTCTTTCTGCAAAAACACTTGATACTCAATGCGTGTTGTTACGGTTTCCGTGAAGATATCTCCGATTTCAACGATACATTCACCGTTCTCATCAGTAATTCCTTCACCGATATCTCCAAACATTGGCGAAGCTGTTTCGTAGCAATATTGAAGTCTGTTTGAATAATTCTCTGTTGGAACAACACGGTTTTTAGTTCCAGTTGTTTTTATTTCTCTTGGGCTTATATCTACATAATCATTAATATAATTACTTCCATTAATTCTAATTGAAAGGCAACCTGTTGAGTTCTCGCTAATGCTGAATGTGTACGATTTTACTGGTGACATTGCATCAGACCATCCTTGTAAATCTTCAGCCCATCCAATAGAGAAGCATTCTGGGGAAATTGAAGAACCGTATCCCCTTCCATTATTAGATGCTTTCATTCTTAAACCATGAAACCAACCACCCATAAGGTCAACAACCATACTGTCCGATGTGAGAAGTCCCATATTAGTATTATCAATATGCATACCCATGCTTCCGATAGTGAATATTTCTTTCGAATTGTTACGGCCAACGATGAGCGCAGACGCTTTTTCTTTATCTAAATATATCGTGCTTCCATAAATCGAGCCTTTTTTGATGTTCAGTCCATCTTTATCCCATTTACCAACTTCCGCTCCTATGGCATCTAGTATCTGTATTGAGCCATTTTCATTGTTTACACCTCCCAATGTAAGTGTACCGCCCTTGCCATAAGAGAAGTTGATATACAACTGATCGCCTTGCAAATATATCCCTTGTTTCTTCCCGTTATCAGTAAGTCTGTTAAACACTTCTTCGGAAGTCAGAGATTTGTTTAGCTTGTCTACCGCGGAATCATCAGTATACTTCGTAGCTTTCATCCAATCAGATGAAACATAGTTACCACTAGTTCTTGCGGTTTGACATCTCATCAAGTCACCAGTGTTTCCTTGCGTCCAAAGGTCGCCAACATCATAAGGTGGCACAGGAGTTGTAATAAAGTTTCTTCTCTTACCGTCTGCGGTATCTTGCGCCTTTGATGCTGTTTCCATCGCGGATACGATGTCTGCATCTTTCACTCTCACCCACTGATAAGATGTATCGACTTTCATATAGCGGTAGGTGAAACCTTTGCTCTTCCAAAAGAAGAGGTCACCAACGTGCTTCTGTCTCACGGATGCTGTGGTCCATTCGGATGCTGGATAGTTTGAATTCGCAGGCTCATAATCGTAATAGTACGTATCAATCTTTCCATCAATCTGATTTTGGATATCTTCAATTTTCGGATCATAAATGTTTTCGATGAAGTCTGTTACTGTAGAATCGTCTGTATAATTATCTTTTTTCTGCCAATCGGAAGCAATAAATTCTCCGCTATCACGGTCAACTACACAAGTAAGGATATCTGTACCGGTAAACCACGCATCACCAACGTTATAAGGTGGCTTCGGCTGTGTCACATAGATGGATGACTTACCATCAATCTCGTCAAATACAGAGTCTGGAACTGGCATTTCTTCCCAATTTCCGCTTCGGTAGATGTATTCATCACCAGTTTTGGAATTCTTCCACAAGTCACCCTCATGAGTTACTTTCTCGGTTTCCACAGTGATTGTGATAGTTTTTCCACTAACATCTAAGATTTCATTCCCGTTTACATCGCAAAGAGGCTGTGTTTCTTTTCCAGTCCAATTAAGTGACGGGTCAGTAGGTTGGAACCAGGTTTCTATCTTCTGATCGATCTGATTCTTGATATTCTCAAGGTCAGCAGCATAAGTATTCTTAACAAAGTTATTGATTGCGGAATCATCTGTGTACTTGATAGCCTTAACCCAATCAGATGCGACATACTCACCGTTCTGACGTGATGTCACGCAACGCATAAGATCTCCATTTGTGCCTTGTACCCACAAATCATCCTTGTCATAAGGCGGATAAGGTGTCACGCTAAAGACACGCTTCTTTGTAATAGCAAGGTTCTTAGCAGCCTTTGCTTCTGCATCACTTAGTATTGACCAAGATGCACCATTCCAACGTTGTGTGGTCTCTTCTTTTGAGTTGTACCACAAGTCTCCTACATGCTTCTGCTTTAGCTCTTCCGTAGTCCACGTAGCTGACGGATCAGTAGCTTGATTGTATGTCTCAATCTTGCCATCAATCTGAGATTGCAACTCTGCGATTTTTGGATCATATATTGATGTGACAAACTTATCAACTTCTTTCTGCGCAATATCTGAAACTGATTCCCCGGTAACAGAGAACTCTTTTGCTTTAATGCGAACAATACCAGTATCGCAATTCACATAAAATACTTCATTACCGTCAGCGTCTACGACTTTAAATTCGCCAGTCTGAATCCAATTTGCCCTAACTCCAACAGCATCAAGAATCCGAACAACGGTATCTCCATCTACTGTCATGCCACCATTCCAAGTATTACCGCCATCCGTGGACACTCCCCATGCTTCAGCAGTCATCTTCCAAACAATATCTGAATCGCTCAGCAATGCTTTGTTATGCAGATAATAAACCTTTCCACCGCCTTGGCTTTCCTCTACTGTTGTATATAGGCCTGACGATTGACTGATTCTCTTAGATAATTCTTCAAGCGCCTTTTCTCTATCTGAACGTTCTTTCTGTAGATTCTTACGATTTTCAACGATTGCCTGAGAAGCTAAACTGTATTGCTTTGCGCTATTTCGCGCTGCACTTTTTGCTCCGCATTCAATTGTCTGTTTATTCCCAACTTGGAATATCGTTGATGTAACAAGACTCTTGTACTGATTACCTTTTCTATCTGTAATAATACAGATATCACCAGCTTCGGCCAGCGGATTATTCATCATTGACGCTGAAAACGGTCTAAATCTCATTCCTACAATACGTTTGCCTATGATTGTAGCGATATCATTACCTTTTCCTTCGGCAATTAATTTATTGTCTTTAATTTCAATGACATATCCATCTTCACCATACTGATATGACACAGGGCTTTCATCTGTAGATACATTCTCTTTATATTCAGTAACTTTAATCCCTGTAATAACGACATCTTCATTGTTGATTGATAAACTATCGTAAGATTCTACGGAAACAAACTTGTCTTCATCAATATGACTAGATTCATAAGATTTCAAATCATACCAAGCGATACATAATCTGCCATAGGAATCACATCTACAAAACTGTCCACCAATCTGAGCAACCCACGCGAGAACTTGTCTGAAAGTTAGTTGCTTGTCATCAGGTCTTGTTTCAATAACATAATCGTCATTATCAAATGTTACTGTTTGTAACTGAACTCCGCACACGTTACAAGCATCTCTGATGATTTCACTTCTTGTTGCCGGATATTTCAGTTTACTTTCCGAATAATCACGATCAAACTTCATCATGTTATCCTGACAAGTTAGTGTGATAATAGAACTGTTCTGATACGGAGCTTCAACAACTGTCATTGTGCAAAGGCGAATCTTCTCAGTAACAGCGTCGCTGTAGAGCAATAATATCTCATTGCCATTTGTATCTAATATTGGGTTTTCGCTAATATCGAGCCATTTCTTTTCTTCCGGGAATACCATTCCAGTAGGAGATATAGCTAAGCCGACGTATATGGCGATTTCAGCTCCTTCAAAATCGTAGTCGGTAAAATCATCATAGATGTTATTTAAAGTGACGGTAGCCTTATTTATGATGGCTGAACCTATCTTAAATTCAGAAGAATCAGACACAGCGTCTTCTACTTTCAGTCCGAAATTCCAAACACTATCTTCTCTTAAATAGAGAGCAGTTCCATCTTTTAAGGTAATATCTACCCATTCGAGGTATCTCCTGTTGTCATTATTCAGTTCTTTCTTAAATGATTTTGAAAGACTTCTCATTAAATTACCTCTCTATAATATTAAAAGAGACACTTTCGTATCTCTTCTGATTTACTGTCCATATTTTTACCGGTGCTTTTTTATCTCCGGTGTAAAAAGTTCTTGTTTCTACTTTGCAATCTTCTGCATCCCAATATGCGACTTGCACATACTCCGGTGCGAAAGCCTTTAAAATTTTGCTTGTTTCTTCCGGCGTGGTTCCGCTCCAGGAAAGGTCAAGAGTTCTTTTCTCACCGACTTTATTCTTGTGCATAATCGTATCATCTGTACGCCCAGCATCCGAAGCTGAGATGTCCTGTTTTCCCCACGACAAAGAGGACGGGGATTTTATTTTCACCCCGTCCACAACAAGCATATTCGTATTGTTCGGCATATTCTACCTCCTAGTAAGCAGGACTCGGATTAAACCGACTATTTCTGCTTGCCTGTCCTTTTTCAACAGCCCTTGCCAAGACTTCGTTATCCTCTGTCTTGAGAACTGCATTAATGATGTATGGAATCGTGCCGTTACTGTCTGTTCCGTTACTCTGAGTAGCCATATAGACTTCCATCATTCCTTCAATGACAGCCTGTTTAATTCCATCTGTAATCTGCTGATTATTCGCCACAACGTGTTTATTCCCCATGCGACCAATATATTCAGAGCCGAATCCGTTTTCATTCGCAATGTATACTTCCCCGTTTACTGGCATACCGCCATTCTTATAACCCTTGTATCCTCTTGCTGTCCATCCTTTATACAGACTTCCGTAACGAGATACTGTATATCTGATAGATGCAATCATATTGGATAGTGGGTCATAAATATCTTTGTTATATGGTGACATTGCATAACTACGAAATGTAGGGTCAATTACCTGCATAAGTCCTTTTGAAGGAATACCATTCTTAGCGTTGCTATCCCACAAGTTGATGGCTCTAGCGTTTCCACCTGACTCATGTTTCATCTGAGTAAGTAATGCGTTCAAGTTGGATTCTGTGTATTGGTTTGTCAGTAACAACGCTGTCTTAGCAAGATTTCTCCACTGTTCTACACCTGATGTATTGTATCCACCCCCACCGCTTGAAGTTGTGAATCCGCTCACAAGGTTTTTAACCTTGCTCAGAGCCATATCCTTAACAGCACTGATAGACTGTTTAGCAATAGACAATCCCGGCTCTACAGCATCACGGAAAGATGTGAACTTATCAAGTCCGTACTGTAACAGTTTTGACGGATGCGCAATGTAATCAATGATATTGAATACTCCCGCACCTTTCTTGAAGTGTGGCATACCATTCATATTCATGAGTTCTTTTGTCTGTCCGGCTGGCATTACCTTTGTACCTTTAGGCATTGGCAATACTACATTTCTTCCTTTAGGGATAAACGCTTTACCGTTAGGGAATTGAACAAGCTCCCTGTATGTTCCGCCCGCTTGGTCATTAACCATACCGAACGTATCACTGAGAACTCCATTCGCCCCTGTACCAGTAGCGTATTTAGGAATAAGGTCTTTACGTCCACCGAGCTTTTTGTAAATCCAGTTCACAGCATTGCCAACACTGTTGATAGCCGATTTAACAGGTGAAGTAATCCAAGAAGCAACATTTTGGAAGTATCTTCCTATGCCACTGAAAGCACTTGTAACTCCGTTGTATGCAGTTTTAAATGTGCTGCTAAACCATGTGGAAATATACTGCATATTTGACTGGATATCGTTTCTTCTTGAACCGAACCATGAACCAATGCTACTGAATGCAGAGTTTACATATCCCCTTGCGCTCTGATACTTTGTGTTGAACCAACCATTGATAGAATCCATGTTGGACTGGATTTCACCTTTACGGCTTCCAAACCATGTGCCAACATTGCTAAATGCAGAGTTTACATACCCTCTCGCCGATTGATATTTCGTGTTCATCCATGTATCAATACTATTCATTCCTGTCTGAATTTCGGATCTTCTTGTACCGAACCATGAGCCGACATCCTTGAAGGCATTGTTTACATTGGTACGAGCTGTTGTAAACTTCGTATTCATCCAAGCGTCAATATCTTTAACACCAGTCTTGATATCATTCTTTCTGTTTCCAAACCACGTTCCTACATCATTGAAAGCTTTATTGACGTTTGTTCTACCATTTTGGAATCTAGTGCCAAGCCAATCACCGACATCTTTCATTCCAGTCTGAACATCTTTCTTTCGTTTACCGAACCATGTTCCAAGGTCTGAAAATTTGCTTTCTACTTTTTCACGAGCCTTGCCGAACTTGTCACCGAACCAGTCTTTCACATCATTGAATTTCTCAACAATCTTATCCTTTAAATCTCCGAAAAAATCAAGAATAGGCTGTAATTTATCAGTAACACCATTAAGCAATCCCTCCATGATGTAACCGCCCTGTTCAGCCATTACTGTAGAAGGTGAATGGATACCGAACAGATTACAAAATGAAGTAATGAATGGATCGAAAATAACTTCTTTGATAAGTTTGAACGGATCTTTCCATCGTCCATCTTGTATACCTTTGATTATGCCATCAACAATGTCCCTACCAATTCCAGCAAGTCCTAATCCTGACAGTGGAAAAACGAATTTAGGAAGTCTCACTTCGAGCTCTTCATCACTCATGTTAGTTGTTTTTTTGAGAAATTCTTTTACCACTCCACGTAGAAACTGAGTCGGAAAGTCAATAATCGCTTTGCTGAGTGAAAGAGCGAATCCGGTCAAATCCCAAGTTAATTTCTTCCAGTTAATTCCGCATATAAAGTCAACAAGTTTTTGTCCGATTTTTTCAAATGTCTTATCTCCATCTAGTGTATCTATCGCGCTCTTTAACGATTCGAGAATTCCTGTTGCAAAATTACTTAAAGTTTCACCAGTTAATTCAGCATCCCAAGTTTCAAAGAACCCAGTAATACTGCTTGCCAATGAAGCACCAAAATCTTTCCAGTCAAAATTAGCTGCAAACGAATTGAGTGCGTGTAGCGCAGTATTAATTGATCCAGCAATCGTCTTTCCTAAATCATAGAACAATTCAGGAGAAATCAATCCATTAAGGAATGTTGCAAGACTTTTACCAAAATTATCAGCAGCGTGATATACGCTATCCCAATTAATTGATTCCATTGCAGATTTAAGTTTGTTTCCAACAATTTCACCAATTTCAGTAAAATCAGCATTAGCAAATGCCTGTTTAAACTTGTCTGCAAGCTGATTCATTGAGTTAGAAACTTCAATCGTTTCAAACATATCTGAAGGAGAAGGCCCACTAGAGCCACCACTTCCGCTTCCACTTGAGCCACTTCCAGAACCAGTATCATTTCCATTAAGGATATTTAATTCATCGAAACCAAGAATTGTTTTCTGCATTTTCTTAGCAGAATCATTTGCTTTATCAGTTTTCTTTCCTGTGTCTGCGATAGATGCTCCATAGTCTTTCCAAGCCTTTTTAGCTTGCACAACGTATCCTTTTCCAGTAAGAGCCGCTAAAAAGTGTCCGACAGCGTTCAAGGCACTAGATACCATATCAATAAATGATGATATGTACGGAGCAACGACATTTACGATTGGAGCAAACGCAACCGCCCAAGCATTTTTTAAATACAGTAAGGAAGATACCATTGAAGAAATGCTATTGTTATATGAGCTGCTGTACTGTACAAGGTTGTCCGATCCCTCCTTAATCGCTTGCTTAATCTGACTAATCAAACCGAAAATGGTAGAAAACATAATTGAAGAGCCTATCATTCTTCCGAATGGCATTCCATTATTCTTCTTTTTGCTTTCAAACCCCATCAATTCTTTTAATGTTTTGAAAGGATGGACTGCTTTATTAGCAATATCCCTTGCGTTTTGTATTGTTTTTCCTACATTTTTAAAGCCTTTTGAAATATTGTTAATCTTAGAGCCGAAACTGCCGAGTCCTTTTAGCATACGTTTGAATTTACCGCCTTGTGCAGTAGCTCTCCTAAGAGCTTCTGCTGACTGGTCGATTTCTTCTGAATTCACTTCTGCTTTTACAGATTCTTTCATTTCTTTCTTATATCGCCTGGAATATTCCTCAAGCAACATAATCTTGCGAAGCGTATTGTCAAATTCAGGGTCTCCTTCCGACAATCCTTGAGAAGACAGCTCAGAAAGCGTTTTCTTTAATTCCCTGATTCTTGCTTCATACGTGACAACTCCTTTGTTGCCAAACTGCGTATTAAGGTTGTTTAATTTAGTAGCAGCTTCATTCGCACTAGCTCCGGATTGCTCAAGTCCTTTTGCCAGTTCGGATGCGCCATCACCAAATGTCATATTGTAGAGATCGGATACATTCCCAACATCTATAGGTTCATTTGAAACTTTACGCTTTCTCGGACCATTGTTGAAATGAGATAAATCCGTTCTTGCAGAATCCAATTCACTCTCAAGCTCAGCCAATTCTCGGATAGCATCGCCGAAATCTATTTCATTTTCAGCCTTTCTTGCAACCTGATATAACTCTTCAAACTTATCATTGAGATCGTCAATGTATTTGATTAATTCTTCCTCTGTATCAAAAGACGGTGCTGGAATTTCGCCAGCAGCTTCCTTTGCTTTTCGCACATATTCATCGATTGCTTTTGTCGATCTATTAGATTTCTGCGAATCAACTCCACCGGATAAAAACGAATTAGCATTTAAGCGTCCTAATGCTTCTGTAGCATCATCAATAGCATTCTCATACTGATTTATCTGCATGATTTTTGAATACCAGTCTTTACCGCCTAATTCATCTGTACCCTCAAGCTCAATCATATTGTTGATAGCCTGTTGCACTCTCGCATAAAGCCTTTCGTTTGCACTAATACTAGCTTGAAGCTGTTGGATATTCATTTTGGAAAAGTCAGTGTCAAGCCTAGAGTCTTTAAATTTCCTGTTAATATCCTTAAATGGTTGAACCGGATATTTTAAATCAGAACGTGTTTTCTTCTGCGCTTCCGTGCGATTACCTCTCGTAATATTTCCAACAAGAGCTTCTGCACGCTCAAGACCTGATATATCCATTCCGGCACCAAGCATCTGAGAGAAAGACTTGCCTGACTCTTCTGCATTTTTTAATGCATCTCCGAATTCAGTGACTCCGGTTTTCGCATCATTTACACCAACTCTGATATCGTCAACTCCGTCAATGATGGTGTCCCAAATGTCATCTTCCATCCATTCAGGAGTATAGAAAGAATTTGCAGTCTCGTAGAATTTTTTCAGCGCACTATCCAACTGGTAAAATTCATCTTCGACACTGTATGCTTCTTTCAAAATAGCTGGAAACTGCTCTCTCATTTCCTGATAGTAGGAGTCAAGCTCGATTCCGTCTTTCGTTGAAAACTTCTGTTTCATAACAGGAGTTCTGTTTTTATAATCATCTCCTAAAGATCTAGCTGTCTCAGGAGTAATCTTGATTTTCCCACTCTTTTTAATCCAGTTATATAATTCCTGATAATCACTGGAAGTAGACTTGGAAATTCTACCGTTCCGCTTAACGACATTTCCAAGTGCTTCCATATCATCAGCAAGGTTTTTATAAGCTTTCCCTGAATTATTAGACACGCCGGATGCAATCTTATTTGTCAGGCTTTTGATTTCGCCAGTGACATTCTTTCCAGCAAGACCGAGATTGTAGTTTTTAATCAGGTCATCCGCAAGTTTCTTTCCTAAGTCCTTCGCGGATTTCTCCATTGCTTTCCCAGAGAACAGCTTGTCTACATTGAGTCCTTTCAGAGACACAGCACCTTGAGCAACGAGCATACAACGTTCGAGTGCTTCTGTGACACTATCTATTTTCTTTTCAAGATTCCCCATTGAACGATTCGCTTTTTGCGCTTCTGCTTCAATGATTATTTCCAACTTATCAATTTCGGCCACTGTTCTCACCTCTGTTCTCTGCTATTTGCAACTTCCGCCCATGCTGCAAAACTAGCTGCTGCAATCTGCGTATTTTCATGAACGATTTCCTCTATTTCTTCATCTGTTAATTCATGCTCATTGAAATCTCCAACAATCATATGAGCTTCAGGATATTTAGCGTCTTTCGATACAGCACACGAAATTACTTGAAGAACATACAAACCATTCATCCAAGCCGAAATGTCTTGCATGATGGCTTTTTCTCTCTCTTTATCCTCTTGAATCTTTTTGTAAACGTTCATTTCTTTCGGAGTCATCTTCCAAAACTCAGAGCAACTAATTCCGCATTGCGCAGCCATAGGCAACCAATATTCATATATGAACTGCGTATAGCTGGTTGGAATGATTACTCTTCCACGGCTGCTTCTTCCACTTCTTTCTTGGACTTCGTAGCTTTCTCCGGAGTCTCCTGCTCGTCCTGAGTCATTCCGAGCATCTTCTGGAAAAAATCTGATTCTGCAACGGCATCAGCAAATGCGTTTGTGATATCAATGATGTTTCCACCGCCAAGAACGTGCTGAGTGATTAAATGCTCAGCCTCGTCTCTATCGCAACCAACTACCGCACAAACAAATCCCATAGCGATAAGTGTCATCTGCTTTTTTCTGAAAGCATCGAGAATTGAGAAGCCCTGTTCTTCCATCTTTGTGTACTCAGCAAATGCCATTTCCTTTACGTTGTAGTTTTTTCCATTAATTTTTACTTTGACCATTGTTCTTCCTCCATTTTTTTCAATCAAAAAAGAGCCGCCTTAAAGCGACTCTAATAGTTCTTTAAATAAATATTTCATTATCAATATTCTTGATGATGTCGTTTTCTACATCAAACCAAGGACTATGCTGCGGGAAATCCTGTAGAAGCATCAGAATTTTTAATCGCTGAATCACGAACGATTGTCAGTGTCATCTCACGAGCACCGTTTACTTCACCGCCATTGACTTTAACAGACATCTGTCCACTCCAAGAGAATTTACCGTCTGCTCCGTCAGCACCGAAATCAAGTTCAAAAATCTGCTGTTTTCCGCAAACCGCAAGAACTGCCTCGTAAGACTCTTTTGTATAGTTTGCTGTGAACTGCATGTCATCTGCTGAACGCACACCTGGTACAGAAGCTTCATCTGTATCTTCAAGGTCTGTTACAGTGATTTTCTCCGGATCACCGCCAAGATCAGGATAACTCTTGATCGCACAAACCCTTTTAACCGCCGCCCCAGTTGCTCCTACTTTGAGAACTGTGTTAATTGTACTTAATGCTTTTACATTAGCCATTTCTATCTTCCTTTCTACCGCTAAATAATGCGGTTAGCGAATACCATCTAATCGGTATCCGGTATGAAATTAAAATTTTGCTATATCATCTATTGATGCAACAAGGCGTTTAAACCTTGCCACCATTCGGTAAATATTTGTGTCTGACGCATTGTCAATAGGCTTCGGACCATACGCTCGAGCGTATCCCATCTTCCGCATAGCATCACAACACTGATTTATGATATTCTTCGCTTCTGTGATATTCTTGTTTGAATAGCACTGAATCTCAATTACGGACTCGACAGCATTCTCACTGTTTTCCAAGTCCATGCAAGCATCTTGATTGTCAATCTGAACAACCGATACTGCTGGAAATGACGGAGGGCTTTTACTGGAATAGTTTGATACATTCTTGCAAGTATCTTTCACATAAGATTTTATGTTACTCAGCACTCTGTTTGACACATCAATCACTTCCAAACACCTCCTTCGCAATATGGCTTATAACGCTCATATCTCTTAAATACTGCGCTGTCTCATACATGAATGGTCTTGATGGCATTCCTTTTGTCCAATGGCGTTTACCATCTTTGAAATAAACCCATCCAGCTTCACCGTGGTCATTTATATCGTATTTCCAACCAGCTATAGAAGTGTCAGGGTGCGGAGAATCCTCTCCGACAATGCCCGTTCCAAACTCAACGTAACAAGCATACGGGCAATCCGTATAAACACTAAATGAAGCTCCATCATAAATGATATCTCCCGGCATGATTCCAAGGCTTTCCATTAACTCCCCAGTATAGATAGCATCTTTCTCACCTATCTTTAGTTGAGCGACAGCAACGCCTTCTTCCGCAAGCCTATATGCAAATTCCTCACATTTTTCTTGCAGTGAGTTTTTGTACTTTCGTATCTCTGCTTTCAATTTCTTGAAACCACTCAATGATAAATCGGTTTTATACTCAGGCATTTTTCGCCCTCGCTTTCAAAGCAACAACGATTCCATTTAAGCCATCTGCAATACCAGCAACAGTATAGTCTGCGGATTCTTCATCTACAGTACCGTCTGCCTTCATTACTGGTTCGCTCACCCATATTAAGGATTCTTCTTTAATAGGAAGTTTCTCTACTGTTGCAAGCGTCCTAGTATAGCTTAAATTCGTTCCAAACATATCAGCATAAGCATTACCTCTACTTGCTGATAAAGTCGCTAGAAACGCAACAGGAGAAGCGTAACCGCCAATGTAGTCCCCTGTTTCATCTCCATTTTCATCGACAATTGGAACTCTGCCACTATAATTGGAATACCATAATTTTTTAGAATTTTTTTTCAAGTTTCTCAATGTGCTATCCCTCCACCATCATTGCACATATGTCCCTGCGACCATTTTGCTGACATCGGCAATATGGTCACGCACAATCTTCTTTCTACTTAACCCAGTAGACGGGAGATTACGGATCACCATTCCTTTCTTAAATTAGTGCGCATATAGCAACAACTCCTTCAAGATACGTATTTCTGGAAAACCACGTTCGAGTTCCAGTATTATCATTGTGGGAAGATTCTCCCTCAACTCCAATTTGATTGTAGTCGTATAGAGCCAAACCGCGGATATTGGAATAGAAACGTTCCATATCTCCGGCAACAAACTCTTCTGTATACGACTTCGGGTAATTCCGTATCACGCATACCTCTTTATATGCGTTCTTTACTTTTATTTTCAGAATGGATAAATCAGATTCTTCCGATATACCCAATTCAGTTTTTAAATCCTCATATATCTCTTCAATCAACTTATCCATCTTCAAACACCTATTTCTTTGTCTGTCTCACTGTCTTTGGCTTAGACTCTGTAGCCTGTGCCTTTTTAACAGTTTCTTCAACGCGTTTCCAACCGCAAGAGATAAATGCGGAAGCCTGAATCTCAGACTCCACACTCATTCTCACGCCATCTTTCTCGAACGTAAACATTTCGATCACTCCTTAGCCTTCTGGGTTCTGGCAAACACCGATGGCATCTTTCTTCTGATTCAGGACGAAAGCATCGTAGCGTACACGACCTTCTACAAGATGTCCGGAGATACCAGGCGCATCCTCATGAATCTTATACTCAGCAAGTTTGATTGGTGCTGGCATAACCACTGGGTTAGTGATTACAAAGTTTGTGTTCTTAGGGAAGTAAGAAGCCGGTGCCTTAATGATGTTAACCCCGTCAACCTCACCTACAAGTCCTGTGATAGAAAGCTGTGTAGCCATATCCCCTTTCTTTGTAAATGCCTCGTCAAGTTTCAGCATATTGTAGTAACCCGGAGTTACGATGCAAACTCTTCCACCTGTAGGAACTTTTGCATTGTCAAGAATCTCCTGTACAGCAAGGAATTTCTCATAAGCATTTGCTTTTGTTACAGCAACGTCTTTTACAACGTGTGATACGTCTGCTCCGGCAACCAGTTTAGCGATACGGTATGTATCAATCTCAGGGATAATAACCTCGTCAATCTGACGTCTCAGCGCAGCTGCCGCAGCCATTGTTCCCATTGTGTCATCTTCACTCTTCTTGTCGATTGTAAATGTGAAGGCTCTGTCTTTGGAAAGAACCATCTCCTGAACTTCATTCTCAAGCTCTGCCGGTGTTCCATATCTGTTAGCACCTTCTGTTTTGTAATCCCCCATTGTAGCAGTCGGTACAGAAAATACCTTTACTGTGGAAACTCCAACCCAGTCGAATGCGTAGTTTACAAGTGCAGATGTGAGTGCACCAACTTTAAATCTTTCATCCACGATCCGTGAATACTTCTCAGCGTAATTAACAGCCATTTCAATTCTCCTTTTTCTAACTTTTTGAAATCAGCGAACACATCTTTATGTGCCCGGTATATACTAGGAAGATTAACCGTCGAATCCTTTCAGGAATAAATCAGTCTCTTCATCTTCGCCCTGTCCGGCATTTACTGGCGGTCTACTCTTGAGCCATTCTGTCTCAGCCTCTTTGATAGAAGCATCTTTGAATTTACTCATGTTCTCAGTGACTTTAACCATATCACCGTCAAGCTCTGCCTGTGCAGTATCCTTAGCCATGTCTCCTGACATTCCAAGCGCAAGATAGCGATTTGTAGCATTTGTCATTTTGATTGTGTTTTCCAATCCCTGGACATATTTTTTATGCTCTTCTTCTGCCTCGCGTTTTGCCTCTTCTTCCTGCTCTTCTGCTGTCTGTTTAGCTTTTAACTGCTTTCTGTAGTTGGCGGCTTCTGAGGATGCCTTATTGTAGTCATTCTGCAACTTTGCACTGTTGGCTCTTTCCTGTGCTAACTGCGCCATCAGTTCTTCTACAGTAGGCTCTTTCTCTTCCGATGCGTTATCCGGATCCTGATTCTGCTGTCCCTGTCCTTCAAGGTTTTTGTTTTCTTCCATAATTATCATGTTCCTTTCTTTCGCGTTTAGAGTTCTCTCTCATAGTTACGTTTCGCGATTATAGACTTCTCTGTCTTTCGCGTTTGATAAGGCACTTCTCTGTGCCGTGTATGAAAAACAGCCACATTTTTTATGGCTGTAATTTCTAAAAATAAATTACTGTGCAACGGCAATTCACAATCTGATTTGCAGATGCACCTAAGGATGTGTCCTTTGGGAATAACAGCCATGAATCACCAACGTGGAAAGCCTGTCCAATCGGAATATACTTTCCATTTATCTCGATGTGGTCTTTTCTAGTGACCTCATCAATGATTGATTCCCACCGCTTCATTGTCTTGCCAACATTCACAGCTTCTATATATCTAGCGTGGTTTATTGCCGTATTTACTTCGTTTTCAGCCATGAACCTTGCTCTATCCAGTGAATAGTAATAAGGATCATTCTTATGCTTTTTCGTGCTGTCTATAACATCGTAAGAAAAGCTCTTAACGTATGTCTCTAAGTGTCTATCCACGCTTGCATACTTCCTAAGCGTTTCCAAATAGGAATCTTCAATCTGTTTTCTGATAAGCTCATAATCAATCTTATTTGCTTGAGCCATCGTGAACAGAAGCGTCATTGTGACAATGAAATTCTCTTCCAGTTCTTCTGCCATTTGAATCCTTTTAGATTTTTCTTCTTCCGGAAGATTCATTTCTCCGAAATACTTTTTGAATGGCATACTGCGCTCATTTTTCACAAGCGCATTTAATTCATCAAAACTAAGATTCGTGAACATCATTATCACCTGTCTTCATTCCATCAAGAATCGGAGAGTTTTCTGTCTGATCTGACAAATCAGGCATAACTTTCTTCCCTCCTGTCTGTGGTTCACTTTTATGAATCAACGATTTTTGATATTCTTCAATCGTTTTCTTACTGTCAGCCCATGCCTGAGCTACATCCGGGAACAAATCAACCTGTTCCATAGCCACACGACCATTTACACCCGCTTTAATCATTGCCACCATTGAATTCACTTTTGTAGCAAGGTCGTATGTCTTGTTACGAATAAATTTCGGTTTGATATCTGAAAATTCCAGTGAACGAAGTGGACTATCGAATGGAATATCATTCGTACTCTTAATGGCGATCATCTCAAGTTCAACGATTTCGGCTTTACCTCGCCTGAGAATCTGTTCTTCCTTGCAAGCACTGTTTTCCGCAGCACTCCAGCCGGAAGACATATTCATTGCAGAACCAGTAGAGCCGCCACCCGGGTCTGTCTGAATCGGAACATAAGCTTTCTGCAAAATAGTGTTTCGCTTGCTTACAATATTCTCTTGCACTCCCTGATAATCAAATGTACTGGAAATAGCCTTTAGTGTTGGAGTTCCACCGTTTCCGGTATTCCTAGCAAGAATCCACTGCCCTCCAACTGGAGCTTGTACCTTTCCATCTTCTCCAGGAGGTAATTCGAATCCAACTCCGAAATACACTTCCTGAGTTGTCTGTGCAACGCTGTTTGCAAAATCTGATACTTCCACGTTCAGTGCGTTCATATCTGAAATCTGACGCTCAAAGCATCCTGTTCTGTCTGTAGAGCGATTAAATTCTACGATCGGAATTTTCTTGAATGGATTCTTCTCACCATTCCTTTTCATAAATAACCATTCATTCTTTTTAACAGTGCCGTTTTCAATCGTCGGCATATTCTTAATTTCGTAGCGAGTATCAGGAGTGAATACCGTGTAGTACACATCCCCGTTCTCTGTTCTACGGAATGTTACTCCTGCCAACTTCTCTTGAAGTGCTGAATTTCTGTAAATGCAGAATGTAAACAGCGGATTAAGTGTCACAAGGTCAAACGGAGCAAGTCCGTTATAATTCTTTTTGATATCGACAAACTGATAACCGATACCGTTGATTTCAACGTATCGTCCAAGCTCTTGGTCTTTTGAAAAGGCATATTCTGAATCATTCAGCTCATTCAACATTGAAATTCCATCGTCTTGAATCTCGTTCTGAGAATCTGTAGAACTTCTCAAGTCTTTATTCCCACGCTGGACGTATGTAATCGGTTGCCCCCATACATATCCAAGCTTAAACTCTGTAATCTGATTTGCGATATTGTCAGAAACCTTAATGTTTACTTCCTTGCGAATAATCTTTTCTCTGACAAGTGGCTGAATGCCTTTCTCGTATCTCATGAGAAGCGTCATTTCATTGGCGTTCTTCATGTGAATCACCATAGCTTTTTCAAGCACCTCGAAAATATTGTCTCTTGTGATTTTATCTACGTCTGAATAAATCCGGCGTCTGCCAGTTAATTCAGGATATACATATGCTTTATTGTCCTCGGACACCGAATTCACCTACCTTTAAATCTGCAAAGAAAAAAGCCCTGCGCAACGTGTACGCAAGACCTAATCCCTGAAAAAATGAACGAATTACAATTTCTTCGATTATAATTATACCCCTGTATTTTATGAATTTTATGCAAATTTAGTCTGAAACGTATTTTTTTATTCTTCTTGACACCAATGACTGGTCAATACGCAGCTTCAATGCAATCTCCTGTTGAGACATTCCATCTTTCGTGAACTCAAGAATTGCTTTATCCTCAATGTCCTTGCAATTTGCGATCACTTTATCAATTTCCATTTCCAGTTTATGCAAATACTCCATGTCAGTCTTAATCTGCTCTTCCATGATGCGACAATTCTCTTCCCATTCTTTCATTTTTACCTGTTCATGTTCTGAGCAACCACCAATGGTGAATCCTCTCGGCTCATATGGAAACTGCGGATTCGAGCCATATACCTTGCCGGAATAACAAGAAGGTCTTTTCTCAACATACTTCTGTAGCTTTCTCCTGTCCTTGTCAAGAAGGATTCCAAGTAATCTGTAGTTTGCAATATCTCTTCTAGTGATTTTCATGTTGCCCTCCTTAAACTGGACTTTGAATGATTGATGCTGGTCCGTCAATATCTCCATAAATTTTCATTGCTAACTGAGTGATCCCATCTCCGGCATCGTCATGTTCGTTATCACCAATCTGTACAGTCATATTCAATTCATCCATTGCATCACTGTATTCTTGGTCTTGGTGTTCCGGATCCAAGAATATGAAATGTTTCTTTACATCACCGGAATACGCAACCATCTTAGTCATTTTCTCCATGTTCCCCGGAGCTTTTTTATAAGAGCAGCTGCAATGGTAATTATGCTTTTCTAGTTCTGTACTTACCCTGTCTGAATACATATCTCCACCATTGTTCGCTTCGAACTGTATTTCTGTAAGCTTTTCTCCTATGATTTTTCCAGTAACAAGAGGAATCGTAACTTCTTTCTTGCCTTTATTGAAAATCCATGAAGGAATGTACACATCTCCATTTGGATATTCATAACCGATAGGCATTGAGAGGCTGTCTCCACCACCCCATGCGACATCACAAGCTCCAATAACTCTGTGATCTCCTTCCGGCAGTACGCCATTGTAGTATCTTAATTCGTCTGCCGGGAAAAGCAATCCTTCTCTGACAAAAGGAGTCTGCATAAACTTAGCCATCCACTCATTTTTGTCGAGTCTGTCACGCATATTATGATAGTATTTCGTTGAAAATCCTTTTACCGGATAATTAAAGTTGGATTCTCCTTTTTCATTAAGTGCTGGAAGTTTCCTAAATTTGTATCTAGGATTATTCTTATATTGCTTTTCGATTCTTCCAAGAGGATCAGCTACATTCCATCGCGTACCAACCATCAGCTCTTTTGAACCATCGTTTTTACGGTCAACAAGGATATTTAGATAATCTTGATACCTTCCTTCCAAACGCTTCAAACTTAGAGATTCTTTACGATCACGCACCAAGTCATCCACGTAAAGATATCCATCTTCACTAATATCTACAGCACCAGTCCATGTACCATCAATACCACGGCAAGTTGTAGTTGCAAAACTTTCAACTGCATCGTAATACAGTTCATTTTTTTCTGATGATTTACTTACGAGCTGAACATCCGGGAAAATTTCATGGAATGTATACTCTTCATTTTCTGTTAGCTTAATCAAGTCATTATGGAATCTATCTGCAAGAATACCACTGTGACCACTCATGGCATTATGGCTTGATGGACGCTTACCGATTATCCATGCATAGAAGAAAATACAAATCGTACTCTTACCTACACGGGGCGGCATAGACAATCCATAGAAGTCATATTTGCCATCTTCCAAGTCCTGCAAGTCTTGAGCAACAATGCTAAGCGGATTCATTCTAGGTTCGTAGAATTTCTTTTTGTACGGCCTGTTCTTCTCCATATACAGCAAGAAACTCTCAAATCGGTTTGGAGCTTCCCATAAAAGAACATCCCAGTATAAGCTATTCAATGCATCTGACTTCTCAAGAAGTGGAATAACCTGTTTTATATAGCTAGTGATTTTCAGACAGTAAGAAAGCTCTGCATTATCCTCTTTGTATACAGCTCTTGCCATATCGAAAAGGTCACGTAGAGTTTCGCAGCACACAGGCTTTTTCTTTATTGCGTTTATAATTCTTTTATTTCTACCTGATATCACTTAATCAATTTCCTCCAAAATAAAAAGAGCCAATATCTGCAATTTCTCACAAATATCGGCTCTGGCTCTTAGGCTCTGGCACTAATTATTTTTAATTTCAACAATTCCATTCAGATCAATGATTTTAATTTCAGCTCCCCAATAAGACTTCACATATGATTGCATTCCTGAAATAATATTTCTTAGTTTTTCATTTTCAATCAATAAAGAACTCATATCATCTTCAAGGTTGGCAATTTTTCTTTTAAGTTTCTTCTTTCCCATAAATCTTCACATCCTTGTTCGCTGAACAATCTGTTCATACATTCTTCTACATCTGTCCGCATTTTTACAACGAATATCTGTAAGACATGATTTTCCCCCAAATGTGCTAACATCCATCTTTTCAATATTGGCTTCAAAATCTCCGCACCTATCGCAATACTCTTCTAAATACAGACTAAAAGTTTTATACGTACTCATCGTTTTATCTTCCCATCCTTAATCACCGGATAATACGCTTTTTTACAGTGTTTACACCAAATAGGCGCATTCTCAATATTGGAATTCACTTCCACTCTCTGACCAGTCTTGTGACCATGTGGACAGTAATACCAATTTTCTTTTATCTGTTCCATTACTCTAACCACTCATTATCCAAATAATAAAATCCACATACAACAGCTCCAATCAATCCAATCCAGAAAATCCAAAATAAAACTTGCCAAAACACTTCTTTTGATTCTAAATGCTCAACGGTTTTATCTATAGTTCTATCCTGATAAAAATGTGTATTATCTGATATTGTTTTGTCTTTTAATTCTGTAAAAATTGTTCCTTTGAATCTTGTTCCAGTACCATAATACTTGTATCTCACGCGACTCGATTCTTTAATTGTATCAATATAGTCTGCATCTGGAAGTTTTATTTTACCACTATCAAATACTACACAGCAGAACGATACTTCTTTACATTGTTTGCTCTCACTACCAGCGTAATCCCACGACCAATAAACTTCTGTATGAATCTTTGTGTGACCTTTTCCATCGGTGGTTGTATATGTTCTAGTATGTCTGTTATAATGCTCTTTTTCCTTCTCAACATACATATATTCTCCACCGATTTCCGGGAAAGTTACTGTATCAACAGCTTCTAAATCACCATATACAAAGGCATTCCCAACGTTTGTGTCCATTCCATATCGGAAAAGTTCTTCATCCTCAATCTTAACAGCCTTATTGTATCTTTCATTATTATCCATAATACTGTTTTGAATCTTGCCTGATATAAGAAATCCAATCAAAAGCATTACAGCCACGATAGATACACTTGCTAAGACTTCACGCTTTGTAATCTCCATTTATTTATCTCCGAACAAATCTTGTGGTGCATCTTCTGATACATCGTATTCAAGGTAAGAATATGACTGTTTCTCATATCCAGTCATATTCAAGAAAATACTTGTCGGAAATTTACGTACGTAACGATTGTACTGCTTCACCTGTTTGTTGAAGTTACTTCGATATTCAGCAATCATATTTTCTGTGATCGACAGCTCGTTCATTAGCTGCTTGTAATTTTCATTCGACTTCAACTCTGGATATGCTTCACTTACTGCCGTAATAGCTGTAGTGACATTCTCAATATTCCCATTCTGCCCTCTTCCATCGACAACGGCTTTCAATGTTTCTGCCTCATGTGAATCATACTGTTTCACGCAATCCGCAAGATTGTATACAAGGTCAACTCTTCGTTTTTCCTGCACCTTGATATCCGACTGTGCTGTCTTTACTTGCTCTTCCATCGCAATAGCCTTATTCTGTGAGCTGTATACTCCAAATACACACATCAGAGCTACAGCAACAACGCCACCAAATGCAATCAAGGCTACTTTCCAATTACTTTTCATCTGTTTACTCCTCTGTATGACAAGTGTTTGTCAATTTCTTGTACACATCTTCATACAACTCCTGTTTGTCACCATTGTATGTGTACTCTGCATAGATACCATCACCGCTGATATCGGTTGAAGCAAGGCACTTATAATTCTGCAATGTCTTACATGACCAAACGATAAATACATTGCTTAAATCAATCTCAACCTCCGGTTTATGCTCATGGTACCATTCAACAAGTTTCTTTTTACATGCACTCTGAAAGTGATTCATTCCTGTGATAATCATAATTAATCCTCCTTGGTTACATCTTGCTGTACAATCCGATTTGTTTCATTTTCTTCAAAAATAATTTCATTTCATATCCAGTAAGTCCTACACATGTATTTCCAACGCCGTATTCATCTTTCATGTCTTTATCATATGATTGCAAGATATGTCTTCCGGATCTTTTATGCCCAATAGAAACAACCTGCGTATAATTGAATTTACCGTCTTTTCTTTCATAATCAACACCATATTTGTTTTCGTTTACTTTCACAAATCCGATATCGGCTAATTTTTCATCTACTGTTTTTTTAATCTTCATATTCTTACTCCAACCATAAATCAACAATTTTGTATGATGCAGATGTGCAACAATAACGCCTTATATCGTCAATACTTTCATTTGCATCATCACGTGTCTTGCATAAATAACACGGCAAGCCACTCTTATTATTTACAACCGCATATCGAAATTGATCGTTCATAGCCTTTGCATCTTCAACGGTCAATAAATCTGACTTGCGTTTATTTCTAATCTTCGTAAATAATTTCCAGTCCATAAGCAACCGCAGCATCATGTTCAATCTTACATCCTCTTGCATTCTCCCAACCTTTGCAGAAGTATGCTGCATGACACAAAGACATATTTTCTAAGGACTTAGCAAGGAAACAAAGTGGAATCTGGACTACTCCACGTTCTTTCATAGCATCAGCACTATACCATTCATCTGTAAAGAGAGTATTTACAATCTCATATCCTTTTTCTTCAAGAACCTTGATTGCTTTCTCTCTTGTTGCTACGATTTCTTCATCTGATTTTCCAGCCATCGGCTGACTTAACATTGCTTTCATAATTTTGTTCATTTCTCAAATCGACAACTAAAGGTGTTGTATAACAACATCTCCACATTTCATCAAACGTCATATCTGCGGATTCTTTATCCTCGCACAAACATATAGGCTTTCCTGTTCTTACATTTACTACTGCATACGGATATTCGTCGCTCATTTTCCTTGCTTCTTCAAGTGTCATTCTTGAATCTATGCATGGTTTCATTCTGCAAACACCCAATCTTCCGCAAGCATATCTGCCTGTGTCGGTACATACTGCTCGCATTTTGTGTAATAAGAATCATTTTTAGGTTCACATGCTTTTATGATAGAGTATTCTTTGTTATCAAATCTGTCTTCTCTTTTGCCATCAAGACAGGCTCCGAAAGTGGCTTGTGCAAGTTGTAAGAATGTGTCTGACTCAAATGTTAATCGTCTTACACGTTTTTTGTTCTTCACCTGCTTCATAGCTTCGTGAAATGAAAATGTATTCATGCCACCAAGTGCCGGACAGTTCGTGTCATCCGCAAAAATCCATTCATCGGAACAAATATTTGTAAATGTGTAATCCACACACTCGGTGCTACGGACATCAATGTCATTACCATCTTTTGTATGTATCAGAATTGACTGTGCCGGAATACACCAGAACCAATATCCAGCCCATGATGGAAGTTTCACCTTTGCTCCATGTTTCATTGCTTCAAATGCTTCTTTAAATGTCATTGTTCATTTCTCCTTTCAATTAAAAAAACTGACATAGCCGGACTTGAACCGGCAACCCTCCGGTTAACGGCCGGATGCTCTGCCATTGAGCTATACGTCATTAAATCGGAACGGGAGGTATCGAACCTCCGACACGCTGGATATAAGCCAGTTGCTCTACCACTGAGCTACGTTCCGTTAGCAGGTGGACAGTAATAAAACCACCTCTGCTACGGTTCTTTAAACAGTACGAAGAAAATAATAGTAAACATTGTAATAACACTGTGACTATCGTGCAAAAATGTGAATATTAAATCCTTGACAGGAACTCCGCAGCTAAAACCTGTCGGTTACAATTTTTCAAACATAATTAGGCCTTCACCTTATTCAATCATGGTAAAAGTCATATTCTGCCACTGTGATGGTAGGTCTGAGCTTCCGAGAGCGACTCTTGGCTTCCTACCACTGTCTAAGCACACATGGGATTGATACCCACAAATTTCACGGTTCTTTCAGATAATGTTTTCGCCTATTTTGCACCCTTTGCATTGCTCATATCGAAATTGCTTATTTAAGAACTTGCCATACCGCTACTTTAACGAATCTCTTGTGTTATACTCCGATTTCTCAGATTCAAGGCAAATCAGCTTATTGAGAATTTCCAGTTAGTCCGTAGTCTCTCACACCACTCACATCACTGGATTATTTCTGCACCGCAGACGTCTATTAATCACTGACCACAAGGATTCTGCATTTGACTTCTCTATGATGATACACTGCAAGGCATTGTTGATGGTTTCCATCTCCACCACCAGAATCACTCCCAGTGGAAAGAATCAGCTTATCCAATATCTCGAACAAGCCTATCTCGTCACCGTTGCATCTCGGCATGACTGAAAAATCACTCTGCACCGAGTTAATCATGTTTGAAAATAGCCGTACAAGGAATCGAACCTTGTGATCTGCTCCCAAAGTGAGCAACGGCTTACCTGCTATAATTGAGGTATGTGAAAGAAAATGGGAAATCTTTCGTCTCCAATCACGCATATTGGAGAAAGCTACCACTCGGACTCGAACCGAAAACCTGTTGATTCGTAATCAACTGCTCTATCCATTTGAGCTATGGTAGCATATCGCGGTTTTTATATTTTGATTCAGGGTGGGGAGTCCGAAAAAATATTTATCTGAGAACCGCGAAGCTCAGAAATAGCAGATGTCGGAGTCGAACCGACTATTTCAAGATCATGACTCTTGCGTGGTATTCCGTTCCACTCATCTGCAAACGCCGTATGAAGGATTCGAACCTCCAAGTCGTTTCCGACCGAATGGTTAGCAACCATCTCCAATACCATTATGGGAATACGGCTTATTTAGCGGTCTGCCAAACCGCCATAAATATAAAATTAAAAAAGAGTTACAGCCTATCACTGTCAGTATCTCCGCAAAGATACTGGGTTGAGTTTCACCTCTAGGAATCGGAAGGACTCGAACCCTCGTTTCTGTCGCGATCAGTGTTCTACCAGTTGGACTACAATTCCTTTAACCGCCATCTGACGGTTAGCAACAATATTTATCGTGCCGTGCGTTGCACTATGCGGTTGTTTAAGGTTCGTATCGTCTTACCGCCAATCTACACGCAGCTCTTTTATTCCTCAAGCAGTAGTTGGAGTTTTTATAGTCTTTACTGACTAATCATTTCTCACCCCAAATGAATGGGAATAGCACAAAGCCTACAAGCCATATACAGCCGGCTACAAGCAATCCGCAGATACACTGGAAGAAGATTGTGCCGCCAAGAACCCAAGTCATTGCGTGAGCATCTAGCGCACTCAGAAGAGCAAATATAGCTCCTATAAACATCTTTCCGACTCCAACATATCCGGCAAGCAAAGTGAAAGCTATGAGCGTAATTCCCGCAAGCCAATGTCTTATTTTCGCTTTATTTTCTTTCCGCATCGTTCACACCTCCACGTATGCTCTGTTTTCCATGAACCATCTGATTGCAAGACTAAATCAGTATTTGCATGGACGGTTCGCTCATGTTTACAGAACAGCTGCCTTATTATCTTAAACATTTCTTCCTCCGCATATTAATTCCATGAAGTTTACGCCAGTTATTTGAACCGAACAGCAATTTCCAAGTAAATGTATTTTTCAAAGAATCTACATTGAAACTTAGCGATACTTTAAATTCATTAACATTTTCTCCGCTGCCTATTTCCATACCAGCATCATCAACAAGTTTTTCAGAAAGATCATGAATTAAATCATCTACAATCGTCATTCTCCTCGCAATTCCATCAGATGTTATAAAAACAGGTCTGAGATTTTCATCTTTTTCACCCATCGCACATTCTCCTAAAGCGCATTCACACTCTTAAAAACTTTTATCATCTTCGGAAACTGTATTGCGAACCAGTCAACAAGCGTTTCATCGTGTCCAAATTGTCTATAGTGCTCAAAATTCGCTTGCAGTCCGCTTTCAGCAAGAAATGCGTGTATAATTTCATGCCGTAGCTGCTTTCGCATCAGTTCATCAAAATCTCCAACTTCATTTACATTATCATCCCTGATTTTAATTTCTCTTGATGTATAGTCACAATAACCATCGCTATCTTTATCTTTGAATGGTTCCCTAATCACTTTATATTCAGTTCCAAGAATATTTACTGTTGTCATTACAAAATCCTCCAAAGTGCTTTCACATCATCAAGTCTGAACATGGCTTGAACCGAATCTTTGTTATTGAAAATAATAATCCCATCATCCTGAGCAATCTCGCAACGATTAGCCTCTACGAAATATATCGCATCATCTGTGACAACACGGTATTCCGGTCGAATTGGTTTAACTCCGTCATAAATCAGCATCTTTAGATACCTCCTTAACAAATCCGGGTAGTTCGTCTATCCCTTCTGCCCCTATCAGCATCTTGCAACCTGCATAAGCGTTAAACCAGAAGCCAATCTTCGGAACAACTACCTTCGTAAACATGTCATCCATGATTTCCAGTGGTTCATTACACTCAAACCGAGGAATCCAAGCTATCTTAGACATTTTTCTGTTAATATCCGGTGAATATTGCACTATCTGATGCCGAAGAAGCACTTGAGTAAATATCAATCTTCCAGTAACAGTCTGACCGGTAGATTCTACTGTTGCTTTTAAATTTTCTATCGTGTGTTCCATGATACCTGACTTCCTACAAACATTCTTTCTCTGCTTTCCACTTAGCCACTCTGTCGCACATGATTTTTCGAACCTTTTCCTGAGGCATGTCTTTTGGAAATGTGGCAGATATCAGGATCATGCGCCCATCATGCGTAAGGCTTTTTCCGATTTCATTTCTACCAAATGAATAAAACGGGTCGCACCAATACATGTTCTCCAATGTTTTGTAATCAAACGCTGCCTCATAGCATAAACCAACATCCTCATTAGTCTCACATTGAATTTCGTCTGTGTCATATTCTTCAATTATAGCCGTGTCGCTACGATATCCATTTGAGCCATTCAGCATTGCACATATCTGTTCAGCTTTCTCTCTGGTTAATGCAACTGCATTTATGCAATAATCCGAATACTCTCCGGAAGTAATCACATATACTTTCACAACTAATCACCTACCATGTAAAATAAGGCCTTTTTGAAAAAAAATTGCTTGAGGGGGTGAGGTATGTACCGGGGCATCCTGTCCACGCAACCCCCACCCCGGATCTTTTTAAGGTCAAAACCGTTTTCGATGCTTCCAGCCGGTGCAATGTTTTTTCAGTGATTCGAACATATGTATCTATACGACAAATAGCAATTTGTCATATAGTTAATATGCAATATCTTGTACCTGTGCGCTTTATTGCACTATATCTTGTTAAAATAACAGTTTTAATTGATTAATATTAAAAAATATCAATCGGCGTCCGGTAAATCTGGAAACTTTGGAAGCTGTCGAGCCGGCTCTTTTTGTCCTATTGCATCGGTCACGCCGTACTTTTCCGCAATCCCTGGAAGATCGGGAGCTTTCTGCGCTGCTGTCTGCCCTCTTGGCTGCCCCATATTCCAGCCATAATGCCTGTTAAGTATGCCGAGAATGCCAACCGGATTCCCTTTCCCAGATGCTAATTTATTACTCAGAGACTCCTCTCTTTCAGCTTGTAACTTTTTCGTTACCTCGGACGAGCCGCGTTCAATTTCCGGGTTATTAACCCACTGATACAATGTATCTATATGTATTCCTGTCATTTTACTAAATCCCATAACTGATACTTCTTTTGAATACTCATAACACATAGCTATATATATATCACATACATTATCAATTAATTCTCTATTGCTATAATCTATATTACTTTTTTCATTGTATCTTCTAACTATTCCGTCAGTTTTACATGGCTTGAATACTGATCTGTAAATATATAACAATACACTATTCCATCTCTGCTGATCGAATGTATATATATCTTTCATGTCTATATCGTGATCTATGCAGTAATTAGCTATAGATTCTTGTATTCTGTCTGTGTATACTTCTGTTTTCTGATCTGTTGTATTAAGCTCTTGCCCTTCTACGCGTTCCATTTTCTGCATCTGATCACCTCCCAGCATTAAAAATATAAATAAAAAAAGCCGCCACCTATTGCAAGTACGTTATGCAACGGGTCACGGCTCCTAGAGCTACCAAGAATATGCATATTGATACGGCTATGCACTGCCCTTATATTTTTTCCAATGAGCTTATTATATATTTATTTCCCGTATATGTCAATTTGATCTATCGCTCATATGAGCGAACCGCGCCCCATAAATTCATAAATGACTTAGAAAGTTATCATAGGAGCCAAGGCATAAGAACGGCAAACCGGAAGAAAAAACAGTCCCAAGAAGAACAAAACCGCAAGGTTTTTCCTTGTATATTTCTTTTTCTTTTCTTCTCTTCTCTTTTCTATTCTTCTCTAGGTTGCCAAGTGGTATACCAACCGGTTACAAACTGGTATACCAAGCATAAATACATGCACATGATACAACGCTGGAAGCGCAAAAAAAGACAGCCCCGGGAGGCTGTTGACTTTTTAAAAATATAAGCTATAATATAACTATCAACATTTGTTGATTCCAGATAGACCATGATTCTATGCGGAGTCGTTCAGATCAATGGCTGAACGTTGAGTTGAAAAACATATGGGAACGTATGCAAACTAGGGAACAGCGCAGCTTTTTGGCTACGCTTTTTCTCTGTCCAGCTTTTTCATAAGTTCTTTATAGCACAATGAAGATGCCCCCATTTCAACCTCTTCTTTTGTTTCTTCCCTGATCTCACCGGAATTTTCAAAATATGCAATCTTTCCAGTACTTTTCTGTACAACCTCGTTCGCTGAAAGAGAATAAAACGGCTTGCAGCTCTCTCTGAACTCTTCCGCTCTTTCTATCAGATCAACAAGCTTTTCTAATTGCGAAATTGAAAAAGATTTAATATCCTCATCCGTCATTATGTTTTTCGCGTACCACTCAAGATTCTTCACAGCTTCTCTTTTTTTATTCAATAACTTCTCTTTTCTCATGTCGTTTCCCCCTTTTTTCTTCCTTCCTTGTGTGCCGTTCCTAATCTGCGAACAGTTCCAAAAATTCAATTACATCTTCCAGCGTTCCCAGCTCTGCCGGTTCGCTGTTCGGATTATCTGAATAATAAAAGTTTTCGCCTTCCTTCCAAAATGTGAAACTGCTATCACTGTACACTTGAAAAGCCTTTTCTGTTAGTTCTTTCGTTCCCGTAAATTCATATTTTTTCATTTTTCTACTTCCTTCCTTGCTGGGTTGTTTTTCGTTACACCTATAATATAATCTATTTTTGTGTATATGTCAATAGTCTATTTGCGTGTACTTATAATATAGATTACTTTCTCTTATATTCCATTATGTCTGCTGGCTGGCAGTTCAGCAACTTACACAAGTTACATATAACTTCGCAAGTAACATTTTCGTTTTTAGTCAGCTTTGCGACCGTGTTGGAATGCAGACCGTTATTTTTTAGCCATTGTTTATTGAGTTCTTTCTTTTCTAATACTTCCCAGAGTTTAGAAAAATCTATATAACCATTTTCCCCGTAGTTAGCCATGCGCAACACCTTCTTTCTATTGTTTACTTATATAATATATGATAATAGATTTTACTCTTATAGTCAATGTCTATTTTTGTGTACTACTTGCACAAGTAAAGCAAGTTTAGAAACGTCTATTTTTGTGTACTTTGTCAATTTACTTACCGTCTATTATCGTGTATTATAATAACTGTAAACGAGATACAGCAACAGCCACACAGGACAAACAACCGGACGCCCTGAACCACTCAAGCCAATGAGGACATAAGCAAGCGATCTGATTAATTGCAAAACCTGAGGCAGTCGCAAAAATAAAAAAGCCGGCACACCCTACCACAAGCGAACCGGCACCAATCAAAATAAGAAAGGCGGAATTATTATAACACAGATTCCGAAAAGGTAAAAGACTATGTTAAGAATTGAAGAAATCAGAAAAGCACTTGAAGAGAGAACAGACCGCAGCGCATGGAATAAAGGAGTTACAGCTTACGCCCTTGAACTCCTGGACGTATACGAGGAGCGCGCAGAGTATGAAGGCAGAGACGCAGAAGACCGCAAAGAATTCAGGGAATGGTTAAAGAATGGCGCGGACGGCTGGGAGGCGTACAGCTGGGGCGGTTCAGCTCTTATCTATAACAGCGACATAGCAGAGCAACTCTGTACACCGTCAGAACTCAAAAAGACACGCAACGGAGAACGCAGACCAAACAAAAATGAAGAATGGCTAGACACTCAGGCAAGAGCATTATTCCAGGCAGCTAACAGATTGACCGCGGAAGCGTTCAGAAGATAAATAACCAACCGGGGAGAAATCCCCGGAACTTTTAAGCAGATCAGGAGGAAAGAAACATGATTAATATAGATATGTGGCACAGCCACAAGCCGGAAGAAGTGACCGGAATAGATTGGAGCTTTAGCGATTTAGATTTCGTATATCGTGGCAATCTGTACAAAGATGAAAAAATGATCGGTGATTATGGAGCGGACACCATGCAGGAAGTGAAAAAAGCTTTTCCACAATTAGAAGAAGGAATACAAGAGGCATTGAACTAGACAGGAGGCGAAGAAAATGAAAAAGATAATTGACACTATTATTATAACTCTATTAATTGCGGCGATCAGCTCGGGAGCTACCCGCGCATACATGATTAGAACCGCGAAACCTTCCACACCTTGCGCTATTGCATGGAATGGAGAAGTTCACGAATACAACTAAAACATATCACCCCACCCGCCACGGAGGAACGAAGGCAGAAAGGAAAACATATGGAGAAATGGCGCATTAATTGGTGCGGTAATTATTCGGAATTTTCCGTAATTTTCGACACGAAAGAAGAAGCGAAAAAATTATACAATTCATTGATCGCAAGAAACAAGAAAATTTATAGCGTACATGTAGCCGGATAAGTTCCGGCTTTTTTAGAAGGAGGCGGACCATATGACAAAAAATGAAATAGCATTTTACAGAGCCAAGACAGACAGCAATATAATTATTTTCGAATGCTGCGGACGTGTTCAGGCGTTCCGGGTTATTCCTGACAGTCATTACTATTATAAAATTGACGGCGGCACAATCCGAGCCGATCACGGCGCGAAGGGATTCCTTGAAGCACTGGAGACAATGACAGCCGCAGACCTTGAAAAGATCATAAAAAAAATATTTTGAATGCAAGCCCGGAAGCCCTCCGGGCTATTCGTGTACCCGTGTAGGACTTGCGCCGGTTCGATTCCGGCGGAGGGTTTCTCTGTACATTGATAACTTAACATGATAATATGTTGATATATAGCTCTTTAGACCGTTTTAATCGCATAGCCTAACAACTCAGCACCGACAGCGCGAAAGACCGCAGAACAGCCATATAACAAGCCTAGGAAGCATTATACGCAAGACAATAATAGCGCAATCAATGCGCCCCAATTCCAGGAATGGAGACAGCGGAGAAACTGAACCTAAACGCAGGACTACCAACGGGAGAAGTGAACCCTGGTATTATAGGCATATTGCGCCAATATACAGACCGCAGACGGTACAACGGTAATTATATAGCCTAATGATATAAGAACCGCAGAAACGCCGCAGAGCGACCGCAGACAATAGCGCGCAGCGCATCAGATCACGGAATAACCGCAGACAGGGCAACCACGCCCGGAAGCATCCGGAAACTGTACGAGATCGCAAGATAGACGGACCGCACCGTTGAGCAGTTGCGGAGATCAGGCAGAACAGCCAAACCGCCACGCTAAACAATCGCAAGAACAACGGAAAACCGCAACCGCAGAAAGTTATCAACGCGGTGAAAAACAAACAAAAAAGGACGCCGAAACTAACCAAAATTTCGACATCCAGATTCTAGCCCTCTTTAAAAAAGTACCGATTTCTTTTTTGGCGAATTTTTCAGACCTTGAAAAAATCTCTCTAAAAACGCGCCACTTTTCAGAAATTCAAAAAAATTTAATTTTTTCCAGTACTTCCAAAACCACCTCTACTAATTTCTTTCAGAGATTTTACCACTCTAAACCACAGCTTCGGTTGATTCCTTATGATTCTAAACTGACAAATTCTATCATCTTTGTGAATCACTGTATCACGAATCGCATAAGCCATGAATCCCCACTGGTCATCATTTCCATTGTAACTGTTGTCAATGATTCCCATACTGTTCGCACTAATGATACCAAACCGTCTAGGCGTTGACGATCTAGGCAGCACCCATGCTTCATAACCATCTGGAAGAATCATGCCGACTCCAAGCGGAATCAATCTCAGCTCACCTTTTTTCATTGCCACATCTTCTGCCGCTCTCAGGTCAATCCAGTCTCCATTTGTTACTCTGAAAATCTTCTTCACCTTGTCACCCATGCTATTCGCAAAATACTTAATACTAATTTCCATTGTAAAAATCCTCTATCTTTCTTTCTAGGTTTATCCCGACTCTAAACATTCATTCTTCAACGCTTTCAGAAAACAACTCACTTGATTTCCGAATCAGTTCACAAGCCTGATATGCAGGACGATGAAAATTCTCACTTGCCTTTTTATCTGTTGGCAGCTCAGCTAATCCACCGTAATGTCTCTGAGAATCAGCGTTAATTTCCGCCTGACTTCTTCTTGTCTCTGTACTTCTTTTCACTGTTCATCGCTCCAATCTAGTTTGCAACCACATGCGCTACAATAGTTAACGTTTTGATGCTCTGCATCTGTCATTGTCTCTGCTCCACATTGTGCGCACTTACACAGAATGTAATTGAAAAAATTAGGATATCTCCTAAGTATAATCGGTTTACATACGCATCTGTGCTCATCCATCACGGAAGCCTTAACTTCCGCAATGATTTCTTGTTTCTCCTGTTCTGTCATAACTACACCTCTTCTTAATTCCAGGACGCTTCCGGTTCAGCTTCAACTTCAACATCATCATCGTACATATCAATAAGATCTGTGATATCGCAGAACGCTCGATCTAACCGCATCATGAAAATATCAAATTCATCTACGTATCTTAATGAATTGATATCAAGTTCGCTTTTGAATCTTGTGATTCCGAATCTATTGTTTTTTTGATTCATACAAATGGATTTCCTTTGTCAGCTTCTCATCCTCTTCACACTTGAAAACCAAATCGCAAAATCTTCCTCCAAATATGTTATCTCTTGTATCAACGGTTACTTCTGCCGTCACGTTCTGATATCTTGGTTCATCATCTGTGAAGACTTCAAGTTTAGATGTATCAACATTCTCGCTGACATATTCCTTGTATTTCTCGAATACGTCTTTTAAGCTGATTACATCTTTATCCGGCTCTGTCATAAGGCTCTTGAAGTTTCCTAAGATTTCCTTGTTGTCAACTAGATTCGTACTGTTGATAATTTCTGCGAGAACTGCATCAAGTTTTACCACATAATCATCCAAGCTTACTCTTTCGATTGCCGGTGTCATTACTTCTTTTACTTTCTCGTCAATAACCTTTTTTGCATCACCATTCCATCTGAACTGTTCTTCAATACTGCTTTTCAATGCTTTGGTTACAGCTTCGGAAACAAGCTCTTCAACTGTTCCATCATTCAATTTTTCTGTTACTGCCTTTGCTATTCTTTCTTCAAATGTACTCATAATTCGTTCCTTTCTCCCATCCATCTATTCAGCTTTATCTTCAAGTGCCATCTCACTAAATCTCTTCAAAACATCAGGAATATTCATTCTCTCAATTGTTTCTTTCGCAAGATTCTCTTTCAACTTCTGTTCCAGTGACTTCACAAGACTTTCTTCCACTTCTCTTTTTGCAGTAGCAATCATATTTTCTACTTTTGCACCAAGTTCTTTTTCAAGATATTGCCGTGTGAGTAGTTCAGCCATAGATAATTCTCGCTCACTCGAATAGGTGGTAGTATTTCCGTATTTGTCATACCTTTTTTCCTTAGAAAATGCTTCAAATCTCTTTCCAACATATTCAGACAATGGAATGTATTTTACATCACTACTCCATGAACCTGTTCTTGTCGGCATCATGATATTTGCAATCTTTTCTTGCGATACAGTCTCGACAAATTTGTCTACAGTATCTTGAATCGTTCCTTCTGCTTCGAGAATCTTATCTGCAATAACTTTATCAACTCTCTGCACTGCTTCATCTGTTGCTTTTCTAAGAAGTGCATCTTTCACACCACTTACAACCTGTTCTTTGATTTCTTCATCTATTGTGTATCCACTTTCCTCGTCTACCCAGTCCAGTTCTACTTCGATATTAAACTTTGCCATTATGTTTCGTTCCTTTCTCCTTAAAAATGCGTAAAAAAATACCAACCACCGAATATTGATGGTTGGTGATAATTATTACAAGCATTTACTATTTAGTATATACTTTTGATTATCTAGCTCCATTTTATAAATGGGTATTTTTTCTGTTTTTCCCCAATTTTTTATTTCTTCTTCTATATCCTTGTCTATCTTTGCTCCCAAGTACACACCAGTTATTGCTTCTTTTAAATAAACGTTATCGTTTGGATATATTTCTTCACAATGTGTAGATAGAATTCTCCACTCTTTTTCATGTTTCCAACACTTTGCTTTATACACATATGGATTCAAAATTATATTATTATTTTGTGTTTCCAGTAAACGTATAGCATTATATCGGTTATCATCATAAATAACAGGTAATACCTGTTGGTGAAAAATTTCTGCTTTTGCCGTATCGTATTCTATGCAAAACCCTTTATGATTTTCAGTATAATACGACCACATTAAAATAGAATCTTTTTTCTCCGTAAAACATGACACTAACGTATCACGTTGATTTTTTCCTAATAATTCACGAACGACTTTATCTATCTCTTTTTTTGCCTCTCTATATTCTGGTTTTGTGCTTTTACTATATTCTCTGTATGCTTTAGATATTGTTCCAGTGTCTTTAATGAAATCAATAGTAGGAAAACAATCAAATGGATCATTAAATTCAGAAGCTGACGTTAAATGAACACACCCTTTAAATATATTTTCTCGCCAATAATCATTTATTCTTCTATAACTGTACAATTTACGTGGCATATGCTGTTTTATAAATTGCACTACATCAAAAAATGAAATATTTTCATCCTCTAATTTTTCTATGTATTCTTGCATCCAATTCTCTCTACACATATTGGCATTTCCTCCCGTATATTTTATACGGAAATTATACCATTCCAACCATCAATATTCAATTGTCAAGGTACTTTCATGATTTTTCTCCACGTTTACAAATATCTAAAGCACAATGCATACATCTTTTGCTCCCAGTCGCACCGAGATAAAAGCTCGTCAAAATCCTTTTCCGGAATGAACTTTATCCCGTAATGCAATCTGGATATGAATTTATATAATTCTTCAAACATTGCTACTCCTTGTATTTATCCATAATCTCCATAATTGCTTTCATGAGCTTTGATGCTTCAAGGATATCTTCGTCACTTATACTTAGCATACGGTCATTTCTTCGCAGTTCTCCAAGTTCGTATTTTCCGTCTCTGAATGTCTTGAAAGCTTCTGCCAGAATTGTTTCCTGTGCAGCATTTTCATCCAACTCATAGAACGTTTCCCGTTTATCATGTTCTCCAAATTTATCAGATACAATCTTTGTCCTTTTTGGAGTGATTTTTATAATTTTCGCCGGAATAATTCTTCTATGCCGGAATGATGATCTCCATCCGTAGCTTACTTCTCTCGCCACTCCTACTACATCTCCAACTTTCAGAGAATCTCTGTCTATCTCTTTTAATTTAATGTCCATTCTTCTCACCTACACTTATTCTCAAATCATAGATTTTCTGGCATATCTCATCACAAATCCTTTCTGCATCTGGATTGCCCTCTAACTGCCGTACATATCTCACGCCACACACTAAGCAAGTCAATCTTCTGATATGGTCCCACGCTTCCCACGCCATATAAGAAGTGTCAAAGGCTTGCACCATTGTACTGTCCTGTCTGGTGGAGAATCTTTCTCCGTACCATTTTTCTCTTGGTACTTTTAGCGTTTTCTGTGTGTCCTCTTTTACAATTTTATCTTTCATTTTGTCCATTACAGATTTTTCTACTTCTGCAATAATTTCTTGTTTTTCCTGTTCTGTCATTTTTTCCATCTACGCAAATCTTAATTGTTCTTCTGTATCATCAATACTCATGTTCGGCATTCTCTCACCGACTTTCAGATACGGACAGTTTGCTTTTACAAGCTTTTCTGCCATAATCGGTACTACACTGTTTCCAATCCTTGCCACCTGTTTTGCAATTGGGTATTTCTTCCAGTTATAATCTCTATTGATGATGTAATCTTTCGGAAATCCTTGCATCAGTTTTAATTCTTCAGGTTTCAGCATCCTCAAAAAGATATCAGATATGATGTATTTCTCGCCCTTGATATCCAGGATTACATTCACCAGTCCAAAACGGTCTTTCGTTGTGATCGTATCAAGCGGTCTATCCAAAGTCTGTCCACAGCCACCGCCGTAATACTTAATCAGAAATGCAGATACCAAACCGAAGTGTCCCGGAGAAGTTGTGATTGTATGTAATGGTTCATCACACCCCTGTCCAATCCCCGTCTTGTAATACTTCGTGATAAATGCTGTCACAAGTCCGTATCGGTTCGATGTATCAATCGTCTTGATCGGTTCTGTTAAAAGCTGTCCTCTTGAATCACCGGCTCTCGTCTCTCCGTGATATTGAATGATGTATGCCAGTGCATCTTTGTTTTTCACGATATACGGAGATTCTGCATCGATGATGTATTTCTTGATACCGTTTGCAATTCTCTTCTGTGTAGCTTCTGCAAGTGGTTTCTTCCGCTCAAATATCGAACTTCCAAGGTCTGACCAGTCAATGTAATCTCCACAAGGTTTCCACTTCTCAAATCCGATGCCGTCTGCACTGTGAGTCTGCTTTGGGAATCTGATTTCCCGTCCATCTCTACGGAATATCGCATACCATCTCTTTCTTGTGGTCGGTGCTCCGTAATCTGCAGCTACCAGCTCTCTACTACCAAAACGGTACCCGAGGCTCTTCATTGCTGTAATGAATTTTTTATAATCCTCACCTTTTTTCTCCGGTATCGGATAACCTTTTTCGTCCAACGGACCCCACTGTTGTATTTCTTCTACGTTCTCCATAAGAATTACATCCGGCAGAATTGCTTTTGCGTGCTTATATACCGCCCACGGAAGTATCCTCAAGCCTTTCTCTCTTGGCTTACCGCCCTTTGCCTTGGAATGACTTGTACAATCTGGGCTCGCCCACATAAGAGCCACATGCTGTCCTTTTACATACTTCTTCAAGTTAACCTTGAAAATATCCTCCGTCAGATGAAGTGTGTCCTGATGGTTCGTCTTATGCATCAATATGGCATCTGGATCGTGGTTGATTGCTATGTCTACCGGTCTACCGAGTGCCATCTCAATTCCTACGGATGCACCCCCGCCACCGGCAAAGGCGTCTATAATTAAATCTTTCATATCTTCGAAAGGAGCCGATATATCTTTGCCCGGCCGGAGCTCCGTACTCCTTTCTGTTTGCTTTAATCAATAAATTGTTCCGCTTTGAATCTGTCTCCCATATCAATAAAATATCCATATAGGAATTCTTTTTGCTTCTTCGTCAGATTTCTCATGTTTGTCACAATATATCCACCGTAACCATACGGATTGTGTATTAAACAATATCCTTTTACTTCTTGTAAGAAATCTCTTTTAAGATGAACATATGCATCCTTATTTTCATCTCTCCATTTCCGATATTCATCGTTAAATCCCTTGCTTCTGCATATTTCAGATGCTGATTCTTCATGAGTTCCAAACGGAGATTCTATAAAATCACCAGTTGGTGACAACCATCCAAACTCTTTTGATTCGGTATTTGGCTGTTCTTTTTGTTCCAGTCTTTGCATTATTCCGTTTTTAAAATCATCAAGAAGCTTTTTGAATTTTTCCGTATTTATTCCTCTATTTACAATTTCATCATATTTTAGACCCTTGTCATCTTCTTTACCTTTTAGCATCACCATCCGGCATGTGCCCCATTCCATTTCAGAAAATCCAAGTCCATAACACTCCATCACATAATACAACCCGATTCTCAAATCTGGATCCATCTTTATTTTTATCATATCAATGTAATTCGAATCTCCTAATGCATCCCATACAATGTGAAAATAATAAGAAAAACCCTTTTCAAATGACTGGCATTTCCCCGAATAGTCAATGGTTATACAGGTATCACATCCATTTTCTCCTGTATTGTGCTTACAAGAACTGTTAGTGCATTTTATCTTTCTCTTTCCCATATCATCACTTCACCTCATTTGCAAGCTGGAATCCTATTCTCGCCACATTCTTCAAGTTGTCCTTAATCAATGCTTTGTTTGGACTTCTGTGTGTATCAAGGAACTTCCGCAGCTCTTGTCTTTCAGTCGGTTCATTGGCAATGTAATCAGCCATGTAATCATACTCAGCTTTTGCGACTTTCAAACACTGAATCATGTAATCTATCTTGTCTCCAATATTCATGACTTACTCCTTTACCGCATATCTGCTTTCGCATATTGCAAAAAACTTTCCGTCATGCTCTTCGCAATATCTTTTCAGCACTTCTTCGCAAGAATCATGATTGTCAATTTCCTCTTCGTGAACAACCGTTCTTTTTTCGTCTATTACAAGGCAACAGGTTTTCTTCACAACTTCAATTTCTTTCTTTTCATGGTCTTTCTTGTACTGTTTGAGGACTTCGATATATCGTTCAGGATGTTTTACCGCTAATTCATTACAGGTAATACCCGTGCCATTGTTATAGGCACTCAGCTTGCAACGACTGCAACTCCTTCCCTCACACATTTCGCCCCTAAGTCTAATTGCCTCTTCTGCTGTCAGTTCTTCCTCTACTGGCTCAAGCATTTCGTCTGTCCAATTATAATTATCCTCTTTGATGTAATAGTATCTATCGTCTACGACATTGGATATTGTCACGATTTTTCCCATCTGTTTTTTCATCGCATCAGTGAACCGTTGGCAACCATAACCCATTCGTTCTTTTAAGTCACTTCTAACTCTTACCTTGTCTCCTGCTTTGTATTTCATTATTTACTTCCTTTCACCTTACACAACCGCTCTATCTCATTCAGGACAGCCAGTGCGATATTCTTCGCAAATTCCGTCTTTCCGTTCTCGTAATATATTTTGTCAATCACTTCGCTAATCTCAACTTGAACCGTATCTGAATAATCGCCATTCTTCAAAAATTCATTGAACGCAAGCCAGTTTTGTGTAATCACTTTGTAATACTTTTTTCTTTCTTCTTCCGTCATACTGCCACCTACTCGAATGGAATCTGCATCTGATCTGTTCCAGTAAATCCGTCTGAATTATCGCCCCATCCGTAAATCTTATTTTCCGTAAAGCTGTTTTTCAGTCGCTTGCTTTCCACCTCGTAATAGAGTGGAATGAAATAGTCCTGCAATCCGCCATCACGGTCTTTTGCAATCTCAATGACGTTTGAAGCTGTATACAAGTCATCATCTGCTTTCCAACCAAACATCTGCATACTGAGTCGCTTGAAGTCATTATTCACTCTGTGAACGATAAAAGCATTGTCTACAGCATTTCCAATATCCGCAGTTCCAGAAATATCATCTAATCTCAAGAATCCCATTGCCTTTCTCGGATGCGCCACAAACATGATATGAATATCGTACTTCTGAGCCATCTCATGCAATGTCCATGTAAATGCCGTCTGAGCCTCGTATTTATTATCAGAAAGGCTTTTTATGTCGAAAGCCATCAAATTATCGAGTATGACCAAATCGGGCTTATTTCGCTCAAATTTGCGTTCTAGCTGATCTTTGATTGCCAAGAAGTCATTTCCGTACTCGTTGTTGTACAGTGAGAAGTTGTTTGACAGCCATTCAGCTATCTTCTCTTGATTCTGCCTTGACACATTGTAGTAACCTTCAAACTGCGTAGGTTCTGCATACGCCTTGCCCGCAGCTTGCAAATTCATCCACCGCATGAAGTTCTGCGGCGACAACTCTCCTGAGTAAACAGCGACCTTATTTCCATCTTCTACGCAATCCAAACATATCTCTGATATCACTGAGCTCTTCCCGGAAGCGCGCAATCCTGAGATCACCGAAGTGTATCCTGTTTTCAATCCTCTCATGCGCTTATCAATGTCATTGATTCCAGTTTTGACGAATCGCTCTGGTGGTTTTGGCATGGTCAGAATATCTTTTGCAGTCAGGAAGATTGGCTTACCTTCCTTTTCTTCGATTTTCTTTCGCTCAGGCTGGCTCTTCGGTTTAGCGTATATTTTGCGTTCATACTCCTGCTGTTTCTTCTCGTAAGCATCCGGCTCATACAGTAAACGAACATCTCTCCATGTCTTATCTGCACACGAATTGTGAAAACAATGAAATCCGATTGCACCGCTTGAAGCTCTGAATATACAAGCATCTTTCCCATTGTGGTTACTGTCGAACGGACAAACATCTAAAATATATTTTGTTCCGCCCGAACAAGAAGTTTTTCTATACCGCAGTCCGTACTTATCGAGCCATTCATCTAAATCAAATTGTGAAGGCTGATAGTTGTTATACTTCTGTGGCTTTTCTTCACTTGGAAACATATCAGCCAATTTCTTCAAATATGCAACATCATTTACTTTGATATTCTTCGCATCGCCTATAATATGGCTCATTCTATGCGGTCTTTCTTCCGTGTTAGCTCCTTTTTGGGCTTGCGTTCCGTACAACTTGCAGACTCTTGATGGGTTGAAGTTTTTCAAATCAATCTGAATCTCGTCATTTGAGAAATACATATCAAGAACTTGCAAACACTTCTTCACTAATTCTCTTCTGTCAACATCATTCTTCAGCTCGATTTTGTACAGCAAGTGAGCGCCATTACCACTAAACCCAAACACTGGATCATTGAACCCGATATTTTTCATGAACGAATAGACCTTGTTTCCAACTTCCTTCGCAAGTTCTATCTGTTTTTCTGTTGAGGATGTCCCGGTTGGTCTATGAGGGTCAATGTCAACAAACATATATTCATAACCTTCAACATCATTATCACTTGTCGTAGCTTTTGGATTCTTCAAGAACCTTTTCTGTTGGTCTCTGTCATAACAAGCCTCATTCAGTGCATTTAATGTCATGTAGATATTGCAGTTTGCATATTCACGGATATCTCTATCCAGTGCCATAATTAAATCATCAGCACTCTTGAAATATCCGCTATACATCTGTTTGCTGTTGTAAATGACGCGAACCTCAAACAACTGATTATCCGGCTTAAGAATTGCAATAGCTTTTCTTATTTCATTTTCATTTATCATTGTTATTGCCACTTTCTTCCGGAAGAACTTGTTCCCATATCATTTATTGTTTCTGATTTCGGTTGTTTCGGAAGCCTGCTCAACTTGTCCCAGATAACCCCCTGGTAACCGCAAGCCATACATTCATCAACAACTGATCGCAATGCATCGATTCCGTAATCACGATAAGCCGATACAAATTGTGTAATTGCTTTCTTTAAACCCATTTCCGTGAGATGATGTGTTGACTTAGGCTTCTTTTCATCCTTGTATGTCATCCATTCTCTTAAGCAATTCAGCAAATCATTGTCAGATAGTACAACTTCGCTTTTCGGATGAATTCCGTTATCGAGCAAATATTCCAAGTTAGCAAGATTAGAACTTCTTCCAAAAGAGTGTTCCTCTCCGATAGGAGATTCTATACTCTTATCTATACTATTCTTTTCTTCTCTATTCTTATCTATTCTATACTGGGTATCCGACTGGTCTACCACTGGTATACCAAGTGGTAGATCGTCATCAGATTCCGCAGCATTTCTAAGGGAATATCTACCATTCGGCTTTACTGTTAGGCGAGCTTTCTCTTCCTGATAAATTGTTTCCGTGTATCTGTCTTTCCGCAAATAATTATTGATTCTCCAATGCTTGATTACGCATATCCCGTCTGGAAACTGGATAACAAATGATTTTGCAACAAGCAGATCATAGTCATTCTGATTCGCTCCGATAATCTTCATTACTTTCTTTGCATTATTGAGGAATCCATCATCGTCAGCTCTCATGGATAGATGGAAATACAATGCTTGAGTGGATAGTGGCATTTCTAAGAAAGCATCTGAATCAATAATCTGTTTGGAAAACATTCTCTTCTCTGCCATCTAAACACCTTCTCCCTGTAATAACTTCAACACCATTTCACCCTGATCTCTGTTGTGGCAGAATACAAACTCAACTCCATATTTCTTCTGCATTGTCATGCAAGCTTTCATAAGTGTTTCGCCTTTAGTTGCTGCAGGATACCTCTGTGTGCGCCTGTATATTGGATTTCCGCTCTTGTAATGACCAATCACATCATTTGTACGCTTCATCACAAAAAGTCTCGGATTTTTCCATTTTTGAAGATCTTCCAATGTTCGGATTGTCGGATTATATATATCCTTTGCCCCCTTAACCAGCCCACCGGCGTTCTGTACTAACACATACAGCTTAATGCCATTGTTCTGAGCCAAGATACATTCATCACGGAATCTTGCGTGTTGCTTACCGCATACATTCCCAACAAGCTCCTGAATATCCTTTTTGGTGTCTACTGTTACGTTGTATGTCCCGAGGAAGTCCATCTTTTTCACTGGAATCCCTCGTTGCTCCTTCCGAAAGATCACATCCATAACTTTGTCATTCGCTAAAATGTAATCTCCGGTCGGCAAGGGAGCTTCTATCACTTCTATCCCAAGCTCAGTCCAGTAGCGTTCTTTTTCAGTGTGCTTACCGTCCTGCTGCCCCTTATCGCTAATCAGTATCACCGAAATCACCTCTCTTGTATGTTCGTTCGCTTTCTAAATAGTCCTCTTGCTTCTCTTGACGCTGTATCGCACCTTTTAATCGCTTCAACGTGCTTTTGTTGTTCTCCGAGTTAATAAATTCATATACAAGCTCGTAGAGATCGCAGATATCTTTATATTTACGTCTTTCCAGTCTCTCATGATGATACTCTGTAGCCAGTCTGTTTCGCTCATTTCTGTTATTGGCAAATTCAAACTTATGAGCCCAGTAGATATGCCTTTCTTTGGAATCGTATTCTCCAAGTTTCTTTTTCGCTGATTCGTAGGATTCCTTTGTATCCTCCAGGAATTGAATGAAACCTTTTAATTTCTCAGACGGTCTTATTTCCGTTTCCAATTAATCCAGCCTCCTTTCTTCTCAAATACCGCAAATGGTCATATTCCTTACGTGATAATCTTCTAGGACACCACTGCGGAGATAATGTTACTTTTTTGCATTACTAAGTGCATTTCAACTATGCACAATCTTTTAAAATCCGTACCTTTATCATTCTTTACAAGCACACAATGCTTGCATTCATTACAACGTGGCTGATATTCTCGAACCTTCGCCCGGTAATCTCTCTGCTTTTGTCTGTAATATTCCGGGTTCGCTTTATACCGCCTACGCTTAAGGAGGGCTTGAATCCCTCCATCCATGATGCAATCATCGTATGTGCAATTAAGACAATCAGGATACGGACAATCCTTTGTTTCTCGCATTTTCTCTATCTCGTATCCTTTGCAAATACTTTTCATAACTGATGCCATCCACCATATTCACATCCACGACTTCTCCACCGACCACTCTCCCGTAAATACAATCAGGATATGGACAATGGAGACAATCGGGATGTACACATTTCTCAGGCTTCTTGTATGGCATATGCCATCACTCCTTAGTTAAACGGTAACTCCTCATCGATACCATCTGGGATATTCATGAAACCATCTGAACTAGGAATAGAGCCGCTTGCGTTATTCTGATTCTGCTGGCTTGCAGCTTTACTTTCAGCAAATTCCTGATCTTCCACTACAACGTCTGTTGTATATACCTTCTGTCCATCTTTGTTCGTATAGCTTCCAGTCTGAATACGCCCTGAGATAGCAACTTGCATTCCTTTGCGGAAATACTTCTCTGTAAATTCAGCTGATCTTCCAAAGACAACACAAGGAATGAAATCCGCTGTCGGCTCTCCGTCTTTCTTGAATTTTCTGTTTACAGCAAGTGTGTATCTTGCAACCGCTGTAGCATTGTCTCCCTGTGAATATCTCACCTGCGGATCTGCTGTCAATCTCCCCATTAAAACTGTTTTATTCATTGATTATTTCTCCTTATCCGGCAATCTCTTTACCTCAAATCTCCATTTTCTTGCATCATCTCCGATTTTTTGCCACAGCCTTGCTTCTGCGAGCATCGGAGTATCTTCACATATTCCAAACTGGAATTTCTTAGCCTGTTTGTTGTAGATTCCATATTTTGCACCAGGTTTTCCATGCATTCTCTCGAATCTATTCATCTTTCCTCCTTGTACGGAACTCTATATTTTCCCTTCACTTTCGCCTTGTCGTCTATGTAAACATCTGCAAAAATCTTTCTACAATCATTTCCATGCCATTCAATCATCTCTTGGAGATTTTCATTCACAGCATCGAATTCCAATCCATATTCTCTGCACCATTCAACAGCATCTTTCAAACGATCTCCACATCTGCATGTCCAAAGAATAATTTTATTTCCCTGTTTTCTGCGCTTAATCAAATGATTAATTAACGCCATGTTTGGAGAGCCAATTCCAGGAAATACGCTTTCGCACAATGTTCCATCAAAATCAACGGCATATATCACATATTTTCTTCCCATGTTTCCTCCTAAAACGGCATCAGCCTAAATTCTTTCTCAATTCCTTTTTCTGCAACCCACACATCAACATCACAATCAACCAGTTCACTTATCTCACTTCTAAAACGCTGTGGATTGCCATTTCCAGCACTTATATGTATCAAGCCTATACTTCTTAGACTGTTACTGTTTATGCTCTGTATGAGCCGTTTGCATGTTTGTAACTCTAAGTGTCCAGTTAATACATGATGATTTTTAGAACTACTATCTTCTTCGCTAAGGTAATCCTCAGAATAGTTGCATTCAATTAGCCCGTAATTGATGTTCATTTTCGAGAAATCATACGGACAATATTCTGCATCGGTGATGAATAAAACACGTCCTTCTGCCGTATCAATCAGCCATCCGTCACACTCTGTTTCGCCGTGTGGTACACTGAATGGGATAACTGAAAATGAGTCTATCTTCTGCCGTTTCATCCTCTGTAATCCTATGGTTTTTTCGCCAATTACCGCTTCAACATCTGTTTCGACTTCATCAGAGGTGAACATCTTTATTCCGTACTGCATATATTGTTTAATATATCCAGCGTGATCACCATGGATATGGGACAGTATGCAACCATTCACCATGGAAGTCTGATAATCAATAGCTTTCAGCATTTCCTTAGCCGGAACTCCGCATTCCAGGAGAAGAACATCTTCCCCCGAAATCAGAGCATAGCCGTTTCCAGATGAACTGGATCCAATTACTTTGATTACCATCTTTACTCCTTTGCAAATTCCGGCGTTTCCACCTCAACAGCATCAGATTCAGCCACAACATTTTCTTCCTCAACAATAAACTCCTGCGAATTTTCGTTCTCAGCAATTTCTTCCTGTGATGCCTTATATGTTTCGTCCAACTGTAATAAAGAGTTTGAAGCCATTCTATTCAGATTCTTTGGAAATTTCTTAATTGCATTATTCCGCATCTTACGAACAATCATTGCTTCAGGAGTATCAAGCCATGCTGCACTAATATATGGTTTAGCAACTTCGCAACACAGAATATCTTCCAAAGTCTCGCATTCACGTACCGCCGATAGAATTTCTTCTTTTTTCGCATTGATTTTTGCTTTTTCTTCCGGTGTAGCGTCATATCTTGTCCGGTCTTTTCCCTTTGAATTCTTACCAGTCACGAATCCAAATGTCTCATTCAGCATATTATTTTTGATGTGAGCAATTAAGTTTGTTCTGACCGGCTCTCTTTCTGCAATCAGATATTCGATCGTGCCATCTTTGAGTTTTACTGGATACACAACTCTTACTGTTTTGTCTGACAATCCTTTAGGCGTCCACTCCGCAGGCTCAATCTCAATACCTCTTCTGCGAGGATATGTGAAGTCATCACCATCTTTTACAAGCCACACTGGATAAACCGTATCAACATTGTTACCGAACTGACGAAGCAAGCTGTCGTTTCCATCGCCCTCGATTCCCATTTCAACCATCTTCACCCACTGACCGTTAATCTGTTTACTTCTGAGCTGGAAGAAAACCTCTCTCGGCATCGCATTAGCATTAAGTTTAAGGCTTGCACACTGAGCAACGACCTCTCTTAGATTGGAAGTATTAAGGTTGTTCATATCAGTCTTATCCGTATTCTGCACAAGCTGATAAATTGCTGACATTGCGTTCATTGCACACTGTTTGGAATATTCATCGTACTGAACACCATTCTGCTCAAAATCCCTTGAAACGAGTCCAGTGATCGTATTTGTCCACTGGCTCAATCCAGTGGTAAATTCTTGCTTTTTAGCAACTTCATTTTTCTCTGCCATTAGTCTTCTCCTTTATTTAACCTCTCTGCACCATTCAGGAAAGATACTGAAAGTGCCGATAAATCCTAACATACTGCTTTTGACAATTACTTCTTTCCCATCACAATCGTTAATCCATACGTTGGCAATATTTGAAAACACTCCTATGCTAGATAAATCCTCTCTGCAAAGTTCGGCATCAAAGACATATTTCTTACCATCTTCAAAAGTCTTACCTTTACCGAACATATTCATAAACACTTTGAGCAATCCAGTAGGTTCAGATTTCTTAAATTCATTCTCTAAATGCTTGTCAATCACACTGTGAACTTCTTCACGCAATCCATCTCTTGGCTTATCGCTTGAAAGTATATCGAAAACCTTATCTCCATCTTCTTTTCCGAATTTCTCAACAAGTATTTTTCTCATACCTTTAGCAATTACGTTATAGTCATTCATCAAATCATTGAGTGTACCACTCATTTCAAGTGTTCCTTTTTCTTTACCTTCTACACGTCCAGTTTTAATCATCTTTTATCCCTCCATAACTTTCAGCTCTTTATCGTCAGTTACCGTTAAATAAATCATCTGAGCATCCATCTCAGGCACATTGAAGTCATTGATACTCTCCGCATTATCCACGAATATCGGACAGCTAACACCGTACAGATTCGATAATGAATGGATAATGTCTAACCCAGCTACGATTCTGTGACCGTTGTTCAAACTTGACAGCGGAACACCATTTACAGTACATTCGCAAGTCTCTTTCAGTCCTCCGTTTATTTGCTCTGCGAACAGCTTGAATGAAACAATCTCGAACATTCCATTGATTTTCTCTGAAATCATGTTCATTTTTGTTCGAATAAAATCTTCCACAAGGTCAATCATCATTTCCTGACGGGCAATCTTCTGTCCGACTTCTTTCTGTTCTGCTTCAAGTTCTGCGATACGTTCTTTCACCTTGGTATTGTCTGCTGCCGCAATTTCCCCGGCAATTTCAGCAATTTCATTTTTCAGAATATCTCTCCGAGCTTTCAGCTCCATTGAAGAAGTGTCCTTACTCATTTCTTCAATCTCTTTTTCAAGTACCGAGATTTTCTCGATAGTTGCCAGATATTCAGCGTTTTCAGAAACATCAGCCACCTTTGGTATTCCGTCTACAGCCTTTTTAACAATCTCATATTCCCTTTGTGCATCTGCCAACCTGGTAGTCAGCTCATCTTTTTCTTTGATAAGAGATTCTTCCAAAGTTTTAAATTTGTCTCTCGATTTAGCAGTCGCCTTTCCATCAGCTTCAATCTGCGAAAGCCTTTTAGCACGGTTTTCTTCAAACTCTGCCTTATCTTTTTCGTACTTGCTTTCATATGCAGTCTTGCGAGCTTCGTAATCAGCAATACGTTTCTGCTTTGCCTCTTCCGGCAAGTCCTGCCCGCAAGTAGGACAAATAAACGAGTCATCCATAAGCGGTTCCAACGGAGTAAGAGCTGGATACGCCTTTGCTTTTTCAGACTTCCACTCCACCAGAAGTCGATTCTTTTCACGCTCATGATCTTCATACTTTACGTGAGCATCCCTGATTTCGCTTTCCTTATTTAACACATCACGCTTGAGATTGTTTAATGTATCCTGCTTTCTTGATAAGTCAGCACGGATATCCATTGACTCGGAAAGCAACTTCTGATTCTCCGCATTCTGAATTTCTGACAGATGAAAATTGAGATTCATGACCTCTTCACGCTTGGAATTAATCTCTTCCAGTTTTCCGCTGCCACCGGAAATCTCGTCTTCTACCTTCTGCAGAGTCGCTTCTTTCGCAGATTTTTCAACTTCCAATGCTCCGACATCTGCAATAACAAGTTGTTTAGACACCTCATCAATTCTTGCTGGAATCTCAACCATGTCTTTGTTAAGTAAGCTCTTTGCTTTGGTGTACTTCTTGAGAATATCGTCTGTACTGGCAATCTTTAATTCAGGAATCAGCGTTGCGTATCTGTCACCGAATGTTCCGGCGATCTGTTCATCAGTGAAATCTCCAACAAATTTCATGAGAATATCACGTTGCTTCTTCCATGCCAGTGAATTGAACGCTGACGGATTCGTTACCAAAGTAAACACATCTTCATCAATAATGTTTGCGATAAACTCTTTAAACTCCTTCTGTGACTTCGGATAGCCATTAATCTCAAACTCATTGACGTTTCCCTGGAACTCTGTTGTGTCCGTTCCTCGACGCTTCACCCATTTCTGCTTCTGAACTTTTTTCAACTCAAACTCTTCATCATCTACAGAAATTCTTGCCTTGACGGAAATCTCAATGTTATTAATCATCTTTCCATCAGCATCAAGCGGTCTGATATCGAAATCAGCACTTCCAAGCGAATCCTTTCCGAACAGTAACCATGTGAACGCATCAAATAGCGTAGTCTTGCCTGTTGCATTTGCGCCGCAGATTTTTGTCTTATCTGCGAAATCAATTGTTCTGCCGGCACATCCTTTAAAATTCTGAATGTCCATTGACAGTAATGTAATTCGATTCATTGTCTCGTTATCTCCCTTTCATTTTTGTCGATAATAATTACTGCATTATCGGTCTTGCGAATCACATGAAGATAAACGTCATCTTCAAAGTAATTCATCCATTCCATAGGATTAAGTCCGACATCTGCAAGTAGTTTCTTGTTTTTTAATGTAAGTTTCTTAGGTTGCTTCATTTCTACTCCTATGCTATTATTAAGTTGGTTTTATAGCCGAGTGCCTGAAGGTTGCCGCCTTTGTTATGGCACTCTTTTTAATATCCGCATATCGCCCACACCGCTGTCATGAGTATTGGTATTGCTACCGCTATCACTCCTACAAGAAATGGTGTCAGGTCATTGTCAGATTTATCTTCTTTCATTACTGGAAGTTCTCTGCGGATATCAATTACTTCGAGTTTCTTTCTCTTGATATCAATTCCATCTAACACTTCCACACCTACTCCCTTGCTTTACAAACCATCAGTGAAATGTTTAGCGACTCACGTTTAATAGCTGCGTTTAGTTCTTCTATCGAATTAATTCCCAGTTCCCTGAGCCTTTCTTCAATCCGCTTTGCTTTCTCGTTCACGCTTAACACCTCATTCCTTTACAAATTTGTAACCGATCACTTTGATTCCTCTCGGAACACCATGCATTTCAATGAGTCTCAGCTTTTCCAAGTCATTCAGATAATATCTTGCTGTGCTTGTGCTTATATGGAAGTGATCCGCAATCTCTCTTACTGTTGGTGGATAGCCGACATCTGAAATGAAGCTGATAAGATATTCGTAAACCTGTTCTTTCACTTCATTCACCTCACGTTTCCTATACTGGCAGGCGCATCTGAGCGTTTTCAGCGTCAATTTCTTCCTGTAAGAACATTGGAAGTTTATATGATTCAATAATTCTGATAGCTAAATCACATTGGTTACGCTTGATAGCTTTATAGGTATTGACTCCAAACTCTCTTCTGAGCTGTGCATCAATATCTCCGTAGACTTTATGCATCAAACTCTTATTTTTATAAGCCGGAGCACTCTTGCCACCCATAAGCGGAACAACTTTCTGATTCTTCGCTCTTGTAATCTTCTGACATTCCAGCGCAAGTAAAGGCATATCCTTTTTAAACTCCTGCAAGTCATCATTGACTTTCTCAATCTTTTCTGTCAGCTCTACGTTTCCCTGAGCAAGCAACTGAATCTTCTGATCGGTTGTCATTGGCTTCTGATAAGCACCAGTCTTTCTGATTGCCGGAAGCACTTCTGATGTAACCCAGTGTTTGAATCTCTTAGCGGATTCCAACTTACTTCCGAAAATTAAAGCGTATAAGCCGGATTCGTTGATGATGGTTAAATCCTGTTTCCCACCAAGGGTGTCACATTTCGTTACTCCCTTGTCATCGTCATGTACATGATCTGAAAGTGCTTTTCTTGAATTGGAATATCCAAGTGCTTCTGCCACATCTTTTCCAACAAACCACGGTTCATTATTAATAGTTACTGTTCGGATATCACCGAACTCTTTTGAATTAAAAATTTGTAATTCGTTCATTTTTCTCCTTTCTATGCACTCTGCTCCAAGTACGCTAAATCTTTTACCGTCTCTAAACGCTTCTTGCAATCCTGGTAAATCTCTTTGTAATGTTTCCCATCAATAATTCCAGCATCGATTACACATAAAATTATGTGTTCCATAAGAGACAGATTATTGAGTTGCATTACCGTAGCTTCATCTCTCTTGGAAACTCCTGCCATTTTGTTTGCCAGCTTTGAATAGGTCATATACAACTTATCTGCATGTTGGCTACCTTGCGTTTTCGCATACTCGACAAGATTCTTGATAGTATCTGTTTCAGCTTTACGTGTCAGCTTGCCAGCTTTTCTAGTTTCAATCCATGTCTGAGTCTGTTTTTCTCTGATGAATTTCTCCATCTGATTGAAAGCTTTTATGTATTGCAATTTCCAGTCCAGCGCTTTCTTTCCAGTGAATCCCATTACTAAAAGTGAGAAGCCATCTCTGTTCATATAAAACTGTCTATAACTTTGACCATTATCAGCTTTATATGAAGAAAGCTTGAACATGCTTTTCACTGCTGGATTTTCAGCAATGAGATTATCAACGTTCTGCAATACATTTCGATGTTCTTTTCCAAACTTTTCAGCTACTTGTAAACTGCTGCATACTGGTTCGTCATTTTTCAGATAGACTAAATTGTTCATATAGTACTTCTCCAATCTTATTTTCTAAGATTCTTTGACAAAAATATAATCCATTGGAATTCCGGATAATTCACTTATCTTTCTAAGTTGACTTACATCAGGTTCTGTTTTTCCGGATTCCCAGTTTGTTATTGTAGCAAGAGAAACGCCTAATTTATCAGCAAATTCACGCTGGTTACATCCAGAATTAACTCTTGCAGCTGCAATTGAAATCCTCACTCTATTCACTTCCTTTCTTTGTCACCCGACAGATAATACTATAATCTTATTTTTTAAGATTGTCAATACAAAATCTTATTTTTTTAGATTTTTAATTGAATAAAATCTTATTTTATACTATAATAAGTGCACAAGGAGGAAGTGCTTATGACGGATGATGAACAGAAAAAAATATTTTCCAAGAATTTAAGCTATTATGTATCTTTAAGTGGAAAACAGCAAAAAGAAATTGCTGACGAATTAAACTACAATCAAAAAACTTTTAATGGTTGGTGTACAGGATTATCAATGCCTAAAGCTGGAAAAATTCAAACGCTTGCTGATTACTTTCATATTGATAAATCAGATCTGACAGATAAGAAGAATTTGACGAAACTACGCTCAAAAGAATATGAAAGAATATTAGATGTATGTAATATGAATTACAAAGGTGTGCTTCATTGGTCGGAAGATATGAAAACAGAAGACGAAACATGTATTCTCAGGAATCATTTTTCCGATTTGTTATTGAAATATAAATTTTTGATGGAGCATTACAATGGAATGAAATTTAGATGGGCTAAATTCGGAGATGATTTTTCTAAAATTTATCTTTCCAAAGACCCAAACATTACTCCTGAAGAAATAAAAGAAAATTTTATTAAACAGGAACTTGAAAAAGATTTAGAAGATTTATCCCATTGGATTGAATCTTTTCCAAGCTGGATTAGTCGCAATCTTAGAGAAGATAAAGAGGAAAATCTCATACCACTTGCAGCTCACGAGCGTACTGATATAAAAGTAACTGATGAAATGAAAAAACATGATGATGATATCATGGATAATGACGACAACTGGAGCTGATTTTTTCCGGGAGGTGGCGCAATGAATCCATATGAAGAATTAGTAGAGAAAGCTCGTAAAGAGGGATTGATTGTAAAGGAATTCCCACTAAAGTCCAGTGATGGAAGAATAAAAGGAAACCGAATTGCTATCCGAAGCGATATTCCGACCATACAGAAAGCAGATGCTCTTGCCGAAGAGTTAGGACATCATCATACTACTGTTGGAAATATTATAGATCAGAAAGATCTCAATAGCAGAAAGCAAGAACGACAGGCTAGATTTTGGGGATATAATGCGCGGATTGGTCTCAGAGGTTTAATTAAAGCATATGAACATGGATGCAGGAATAGCTATGAAATTGCAGAGTATTTACAAGTAACTGAGGGGCAGCTTGTTGAATGTATCCAGTGTTATCGTGATAAATACGGTGTGTTTAAGAGATACTGCGGATATTATATCTATTTCATTCCGCATTTAACTGTTATAAAAACAGACTACTCTTGTGAATTTGCCGAAGAACTTGCTGTTGTGGAAATGCCACAAACTTCAATCAATAAATGTGAATTAGCGATATGACCGCTATATGCGATTATATATAAGCGTGTGGTGCGCTTAGGAACAAGGTTCTAAAGAAAGGATGAAAAAGTTATGAAGAAAAAAGTTGTAATCATGTTACTCGCTTGCTCAATGGCACTTTCATTTACAGCATGTGGAAGTTCTCCGAGTAATGAAACAAAGACAGAGCAGAAAGCTCCGGAAGAAAAGGAATACGTGGATGATATCAATGCCGTAGTTACAAATCCGGATTCGTACAAGGGGAAATACATTAAGTTTTGCGGAATAGTTTCATCCGTAGACTCTGATGAAGATGCATATGGATTGCAAACATATGTTGACTTAGACTATAACAATAGTGTATTAGTTGAAGTACCAAAATCACTGATGTCAGAAGCTCCTAATTCAGGTGACTTTCTGAACATTGATGCAAAAATAGATGGTTCTTTCGATGGACAAACAGTTATGGGAGTCGATTCTACATGGGCGCGTCTTACAGCTGAGTCAGTTGAAAAGACAACATACATTGATTCTTTCGGTAAGGCTGACACAACATGGGAGTTCACAGATAAAGCGATTGAACAAAATGGAGTGACAGTAGATGTTACAAAGGTTGAGTTCGCAAAAGATGAAACAAGATTATACGTGACAGCTACAAACAATTCATCTGCGACAATGAATTTGTGGTTCTCTTCTGCAAAAATAATTCTGAATGGACAACAGATAGATCAGACATATGGAAACTACTATGAGGAATACCAAGAGCCTTCATCCGATATCATACCTGGAGTGTCAACATCAGGAGTAATAACATTTGGTGCTATGGACCCAGCAGAATTTCAATTATATATCGAGGGTTCAAGTGATGATTGGGAACTTGATTTCTCACCATTCGTCTTCGATTTAGCTCAATAAGTATATATCGCATTGCACAAATACACGTAAAATAAAAACCGCCCCTGCGCCAACAGGAACGGTCTTTAAGGTACATCCGAAGATATACACTATACTTTGGTCGGTAATATTGTATCATCTTCGGACAGCTATCGCAAGCGGAACACTTGTTCTCTGCTAGCTGTTATTTTTATACCCATTTTTAAGGAAGGTGGTACAATGAAAGAAGATAATAGAATTGTAGCATTATACGTTCGTGTATCTACTGGATACCAAGTTGATAAAGACTCTCTTCCATTCCAGAAGAAAGAGTTAAAAGCATATTGTGAACACGTTCTGCACATAGACAAAAACCGTATCGAGATATTTGAAGATGCTGGAAAGTCAGGAAAGAATACCAAACGACCAGCCTTTGAGCGAATGATGGATAAGGTAAAAGCCGGGCAAGTATCTCATGTCGTGGTTTACAAGATTGACCGTATCTCGAGAAACCTTATCGACTTTTCAATCATGTACAATGAGTTTAAATACCACAGAGTTGCGTTCATCTCACTGAACGAGCAATTTGATACCTCTAGCGCAATGGGAGAGGCTATGCTTAAAATTGTACTAGTGTTTGCAGAAATGGAGCGTAAGCTCACGTCAGAGCGTGTCACAGATGTAATGATAGGCAGAGCGCAGAGTGGATTGTGGAACGGAGCTAGAGTGCCATATGGTTGGGATTGGGATGATGAAAAGAAATGTCCAGTACATTCAAAGGTTGAAGCAAAGTATGTGAAACAGATGTACGAAGATTATCTCAATGGTGGCTCAAGTGTATCTATAGCGAAAAACTATAACGCAAACAAGATTCCGACTAAGCGTGGTGGCGAATGGACCTCAAAGACAATTGCCGATGTGATTCGCAACCCAATGAACAAAGGTGATTACAGATACAATTACAGAGAGTCCGCTAGAGGTCGTAAAAAGCCACAGGAAGAAGTTATTTACATCAAAGGTGTATTTGAACCACTTGTATCTATAAACGACTGGGAAAAGGCAAATAAGCTCATGGATGGACGTGGATTTAAGATGAACTCAAGCGGACAGATAATCATGAACAAGCGTTGCAATGTATTCACTGGTTTAATCTTTTGCGGAAAGTGCGGAGAACGATACAATGTTAGAAGCAAGGACTGTAGACAAGGAAGTGGATTCCGACCATCATCCTATGCGTGTGGAAAGAAATCACGAAAAGGAACTTGCGACAACCAAAATATCAGTGATGTAATAATAGCTCCAATAATGATAAATTACATAGCAGCTATGGTTGATGTTTCCAAGCATAAAAGACACATCAAGACAACGAAAGAACTCGAGCAAATGATTCTTAAACGAATCAGCTTTTCAGATATCGTCGGAATTTCCGAAGATAGTTTGAAGGACACTTTAGATTTACTATATGGGAAGAATGGAACTCAACTATGGTCAGCAAACACAGTCAGCCAAGAAGATAAATCAGAGAACAAACAAAAGCTAACCGAACTACAGGTGAAACTTGAAAAAACAGAAAGAGCTATTGAGCGACTCAAGAAAGCATTTTTATTTGATGATGACGGAATAGACGAGAAGGAATTTCTCGAAATGAAATCAGCGTTGGAGATTGACCGAGTGAAGATTGAAAATGAAATAAAGGGAATGGAAACAGAATCAATTTCCGTAAATGTGAATCAAGTAGAGTTCATTAAAACTGCATCGCAGTATTTGCTCATGCACGAACTGAACAAAGATGAAATAATAAATTACAAAGAGCTTGCGATCGCAGACGAGGATTCCATTAAAAATCTTTTCAACTCAGTGCTCGACCACATAACCGTAATGGATAAGCGCATCACTGAAATAGTATTCAAAAACGGACTCACGCACAAGCTACTCTATAAATAGCAAAAAGCCCTAGAAATTAACGTTTCCGGGGCTTTCTTTATGTTCTTACAGATTCGGTGTTGCCAGTACCATCTGACAACCAAATGTTTGAATTGCTGCGACTAATGGGCGTCCCAGTTCCTCTGACATTTTAGCAACATATTCTTTTGCTTTTTCCATAAAATAATACTGACGCGCAGGTTCTTCTAACGGAGCATCCGCTACCAATTTTACATTTTCAATTATATCTTTCATCATTATTTCCT